ATGCCCCGAGGTGCGCCGCGCGAGGTTTGCGGGGGTACCCCCCCACCCCCTTACGGTCGCCAGGTTCGGTGCGTCACGAACGTGACGCCGACGAGTAGCGGGCCATCGCCGGGCAGTGCTTGCTCGGGCAGGCTGTCGCTCTTGTCGCGGTTGCATTTCCTGTGGCACGGCTGCGTGTTGTCGAGCGTGTCCGTGCCGCCCTTGTTCAGGGGCGTGATGTGGTCAACCTGAAAGCTGAGCGGGTGCCTGTGGTCGGCCTCGTAGTCGATCGCCTCGCCGCACACTGCGCAGTCCTCGCGGCGACGTAACCAGTAGCGCCGGAACCTGTTGCGCCGCGCAGTGTTGCGGCCCTCGCTCACCAGACGTACGGCTGATAGTCGACCGGGGTACGTGCGGCCTCACCCTTGCGGCGTGCGGCCTTGCGTGCAGCCTCGGCCTCATCGAGCGGTACGTACTCAGCACGCACGTGCTCAGTGCCCTTGCCCTGCGCGTTGGCTGCCAGTGCCTCAGCGCGTGCAGCGGGGGCCATTGTGGGGGCCTGCTGTACGGGGGCCTGCTCAGGGGCCTGCTGTGCAGGGGCCTCTGTGGGGGCGCCCATTACGACGCCGTTGCGTTCGAGCATGGTCAGTTACCTCTCAGAGCTTGAAGGGAAAGGGCAGGGCGTTGAACGCTTCTCGGATGGCCTCGCGGATCACGTCGTCGAGGTTGTCGGCGTTGATCCCGTTCTTGAGCGCATCGCGGATCACGTCGTCGAGGTTGCCGATATCGGGCAGGTGGTTACTGATCAAGGCGACGACCGCCTCGTCGAGCTGGCTCAGATCAGGCAGGCGATTGGCGATCGCCTCGACCACGTGGTCGATCAGGCCGGGCAGTGCCTCGGCAACCTTGTCGGCGACGGCCTCGGCGATGGCGGGGGCCACCGCGGCAGCGATCGGGGCGAGAATCTTGCCGATGGTTTCGGGTAGGGCCATTTTGTGATTCCTTTCGGGTGAACGGTTAGGCCCCGTCGTCGATCGCTCGGCCGTAGGCGCTGCGCTGCGCCGGGCTCGCGTGGTGACCAGCCAGCGCGGCCAATGGGGCTGCAGCGGTGAGCGCCGGGCGCATGGTGCGCCGGTGCCGGATCGACGACGGGGCGGCGTCAGATCGGCGCGCAGGGAAGGGAGAACCCGCGCGGCTCAGATCGGGCGCCAGACTGGAAACGGCCCCATGCAGTCAGATCGTGACTGCCGGGGCCGCTGCGGGCATAGTTGTGCCGTTGCGCGTGCGAGTCTAAAAGCGACTTGCGTCAGTTTCGGACACACACGGAAATTTGAGGCAACGCACGAAAACGCCCCGCCGGTGTCGCGGCCCGGCGGGGCGTTCGTGTTGGGTGCCTAGATCGGGTGCAACTCGTTGCGCGGGTACCACTCTCCGCGCAGATCGTCGCGCGGGTCATTCGTCCACCGCACCAGGGCATGAGTCTCGTCGGCCGTGACGATCGTGCCCCGTAGCTCGCGCGACCAGTGCTGATCGCCCTCGCCATAGATGCCGGGCACCAGCTTTACGGCCTGCCCCTTGGCGCCGGTCTTGGCGATCACGCCAAGCTCGATGTGCGCCGCGCGGTCGTGGTGCGAGTAGCACGCGCTGCACCAGATCCAGTTTGCAGTTTCAGCCTTGGTCTGCATTTCGGGCTCCTATCCCTCTGTGTAGTTTTCAATCCTCGACGCCGTGGCGTTGTTGGTACACATACAGTAACTCGCGGCCTGTATGCATGTCAACACCAAACGCCGAATTTCCTTGGTACGCTGCTCGCGCCGCTGACGAGGGGACGGCGGCACAACGCAAAGGCGCCCCCGGCGATCGTGACCGGGGGCGCCTTTCGCGAGGGCTTAGTCGCGCCAGCCCAGCGACTCGCGGATCGTGCGCAGGTCGACGATGCGGTCGAACTCGTCGCGAGTGATGAACGCCCACGACTCGACGGCGTACTCGCCACGGCCGTACGAGGTGTCGGCGACCTTGGCGCCGAGCTTGACGTGCATCATGCGCAACGGCGTGCCCTCGGGAACGTCGCTCAGCGCACCCTTGGCGAAAACCTCGATCGGGCCGTCGGCACCCATCACGACGCCGGTCACGTAGGCGTGAGCGTTATCGAGGTTGAAATTCAGGCCCTCGGTAGCGTTGAGAGTGTTCGTCATAGTGGGCTCCTATCCCGTTGTTGATATACATACAGTAGCACAGGTGTTGGCACACATACAACCCCAAAACGAGAAACGCCCCGCCGTAGCGGGGCGCCTCGTCGGCCGGGCTAGCTCAGGGCCAGGGCCTCGGCGCCGTACGCGGTCCACATGCTCGATCCGACGTTCTGGCGATTCCAGGCCCGCGCCTCGTCGTAGTTGTCGAACACGTGCACGCTGTCGGCCGTCTCGACGACGTACGCCTTGAACTCGTCAATGGTGGCGGCTTCGTGAATGTTGGTCGTGGTGGTCATTTTGGGCTCCTATCCCGTTCCGTTGTTGGTATCTATACAGTAGCACGGCCGCTGTATGTGTGTCAACACTTAGGGCGTTGAAAGTTGTTGCCGTGCAACCTCTTTCATAATCTTGCTAGATAGGCTAAGTAATTTCCGCCACGCCCTTGGCGCCGCTGCCTGCCGCCTCGCCTCGCCGCAACGCCGAAAGCCCCGAGGCGACGAACCTCGGGGCTTTGCTGGGTTTTCGGCGAAACTGTCCCTACCTGCGACGACGGGACTGCCGGCCTGCCTCGCTGGCGTTAGCTGGCAGGTGTGCCGAACAGCCGCCGCAGACGATCGCGGGCAAGCTCCTGCCCGGCGTGGTGTAGCTGCCAGGCCATCGAATCGTTGAACCGCTGCAGTGCCTTCTCGACGCGCTGGCGCTCGGCGTCGCCGAGGTGGCTCAGGTCGATACCGTCGAGGTCGCTCATGCACGCACCGCCTCGGCAGGCAGCGCCACGGCCTCATGCACGACGAACACCATGCCGTCGAGCCACGGCGCCGGGTCACCGCCGGTGAGGCTGTCGGCCGCCGCACGGGCTTGCATCGGGCCGAACTCGCCAGGGTTGCGCATCATCACCTCTCGGGCCTCGACGTGCGTACCCCGCCAGACTTCGTGCACCTCGGCTGGCACCAGGCCCTCGGCGGCACATGTGCGCGCCAGCGAGTCGTGCGCGTTGCCGGTGAGAAGCGCCTCGACGTCGGCCAGATCGAGCGCCGACAGTGCGCGGTCACTGACTGGCTGCACGCACACGACCTGCTCGCCGACCTTGGCGCCGATCGCGCCGACCCACCGCGGGCCGTAGCTCAGCCGGTTGGGCTTGATCCGGTACTCATGCGTGCGGTGCGGCGCCAGCAGGTCGTGCGCGTCGCCCGACCAGTCGATCGGCGCCACCTGCTCGGCCACGCGGAAGTACGGCCCCGGCACGTCGTCGTACCACGTCGGTATCTCGCGGGTCTGCCCGGCGAGCGGGCCGTCGAGGAACAGCACGGCCTTACTCGCCACGGAACACCGCCAAGGGCAGACGCGCCTGCCTGAGCGCCCACGTGCGCCACGATTCCAGCGGCCGGGGCATGGTGGCTAGGTGCGTGTATTCGGCGTCCCAGAACCGCACCAGCGGCCCCGTAGCCTTGCGCCGCCACACATGCGAGCGCAGCACGTGCCAACGGTCCTCGATCGCGTCGAGCACGCCGTCGTACACGTCCTCGGCGAGCCACCGCGCGCGCTGGGGCAGGCCCCTGACGACAGCGACGAGCGCCAGCATCAGGGCGCGCAGCGAGTCCCAGATGTCGACGAGCGCCTCGCGGGCCGTCGGCGGGGCAGGCTGCGGGGCAGGCAGGCCAAACAGGGCGTGCCACACGGCCGGGTTGATCCCGCGGTTGTCGACATTGATCTTGAACGACAACTCTCGGCGCTCCTGCAGCGTGCGCACCGGCTCGCCGCCCCACGGCTGCAGGTCGGGCAAGGCGTCGCGCTTGACCTCGATCGAGTCGACGCTCAGGTGCCCGACAGGCGCGAACCCCTCACCCGGAACCGGCGCCACAGCGAGCACGGCGCGGCCCTCGTCGAACGAGAACATATCGAGCCTGTGCCCCTTGGTAGCCCACGGGTTTGGCACCTCGCGACCGTCATCGCCGGTGATCGTCGGCGACCCCTTGGCGTCGACCGCGGCGGCAGCGGCAACGACGTCGCTGTCGATCGGCTCAGTTAATGCGTGCTGCCCCATCAGAATTGCCCCTTTTGCTTACGGTCGTCGCGCGTGACGGTGCCCTCGCCGTCGTCGTCGCGGATGGTCATATCGGTGAGCGGGTCGGGATAACGCCCGCCATGCCCCCACACGAACCGCACGCGGCCAATCGGGTACCGGATCTGCTGACGTCCGTTCGCCGCGTAAACGACCACGGCAACGTCACCCTTGGGCACCAACTTGGCGGCGAGCCGAAATGCGTACTCGGACTGCCGCGCTTGCGGCGACCAGTACGCCACGTCGAGCCCCCGCCGCGCATTGGCGAGCGCGATATCGAGCAGGGCCGTGGTCTTGCCGTGCTGCCGGTTATGACTGAGCACGGTCAGGGTTGGCATGGACATGCGTTACTGCCCCTTCACGTTGAGGATCTGGCGCAGTTCGGCGTCGACGGTCACCAGCGTGTCGGCGTCGCGCATCACGACGTCAATCGGCTTATAGGCGTCGGGGATTTCGTCGACCCACGCCTCGCCGTGCCGGTACTCGATACCCGCCATGCGGTCGGCGAGGTCGTCGACGGTAAACAGCTTGCGAGCCTTGGTACGCGAGAACCGGCGGCCCGCACCATGCGGCGCCGAGCACAACGCCTCGGGATTGCCCTTGCCGGTGACGACGTACGAACAGGTGCCCATGCTGCCGGGAATCAGGCCCCGCACACCGGCGTTCGCGTCGATCGCGCCCTTGCGGGTCAGCCACACCTCACGACCGCCGTGCAGTTCCTTCTGCGTGTAGTTGTGATGGGTGTTGATCGTCTCGACGACAGTCTCGGACGGGTCGACCGGCACGCCGGTGCCGACCTCGATCCAGTGCCGGAACGCCTGCGCGAAACGGTCCATCATCTCGGCGCGGTTGAAGAACGCGAACCGCTGCGCCCACTGCAACTCGACGATGTAGCGGTTGAACGGCTCCGTACCCTCGACGACGTACGCGAGGTCGGGGTGCGGCAAGTGCAGGCCATTGTTGCGGCAGTACCCCTGCGCGGCCTGAATGTGCTTCTGCGCAATCTTGTTACCGACACCGCGCGACCCCGAGTGCAGGAACAGCCAAACGCGGTCGAGGTGATCGAGGCACAACTCGATGAAATGGTTACCGCCGCCGAGCGTGCCCAACTGCTCGCGCCACTTCGGCGAGTGCGACAGGTCGACCTCGTAACGAGTGGCGAGGATCTGCAGCCAGTCCAGCCGCGCGCCGGTGAACGCGAACCGATCAAGGCTCTTGTTGTACCCGCCTGCGCTCATCGGAATGGCCGACTCGATCGACTCGCGCAGATCCGAGAGCACCAGGCCCTCAAGGTCATTCGCCGTGTACACGGTGCGCGCGGCGATCATGCCGCAACCGATATCGACGCCGACAGCCGCCGGGATCACGGCGCCCTCGGTAGGTATCACGGTGCCGACACTTGAGCCCTTGCCGAAATGAGCATCGGGCATGAGCGCAACGTGCGGGTAGACGAAAGGCATTTCGGCCGTCTGCTGCGCCTGTGCGAGGGTCTGGTCGTCGACCTCGCTTGCGAAGTTGATCAAACGGTCACTGACATGTGTAGGACTCAACACGGCTCCCATTCCGCTATTCAGTTGTTGGTCAAGCGAAGTGAGCCAAACACACGAAAACGCCCCCGTGCGAAACATCACGGGGGCGTGTCGTCGGGCGTGTCGGGGGCTACCCGCGGCACCAGCTTGGCGGGGCGACCGGATCGCCCGCCAGGATGCGGCCCAGCGCCTCGCGGCGGCCGTCCTCGACCCACGCGACACCGGCGAGGTTCTGAGCGGTGAGGTTCTGCATGGTGGCCCCTTCGGTTGAGGTGGTCGTCGCGGTCATGTATGTATCTAAACACGTCAGCTGTATGTGTGTCAACACATGAGGCGCCCCGACCGTAAAGTCGAGACGCCTCAGCGGTTCAGAACAGGTCAAGCTGCACGCCGCGGCCGACCGGCGCCGACGTCAGGGGCTCGACACGACGGGGCTGCGCCCGCCGGGCCTGCGCCTGCGCGACAACAGCGGCCATCGTTTCGCGCTGCTCGCGGGTCTGCCAGGTGATCGGCGAGCCGCCGCGCACGCACCGGCAGCGCCAGCCGTGCAACTGCTTGGGTGCGCGATAGCGGGCGAACTGCTTACCGTGCGCGCACGTGCCCATCCACGGCGCCGACTCGTCGAGGTGCTCAAAGCAGCGCTTGCCGTCGCCGCCGAGGCTGCGGTGCTTCGCCGACCACACGGCGTCATGTCCGTGCGACGGGCCGACCAGCGCGTGCGCGATTTCGTGGGTAATGGTCATCCACGTGTCGTCATACGACCGTTGCGCCATAAGCGGTTTCGACAGGCTGATCACACGCTCGCGGTAGCTGCACATACCGGCGCGGCGACGAGCGTTGTCGTACCGCACAGACCATCCGGTCAGGCCGTGGTCGCGCAGCAGGTTGAGTGTGATCGCGCGAGCCTGCGCCGGGCTCATGTGGCGGGCCGTGCTGGTCATCTAGGGCTCCTATCCCTCGGGCGCTCCCACGGCGCCGCTGTATGTATCTAAACACATCTGTTGTATGTACGTCAACACATGAGCTAGTCGGCCGCCATGTGCGCCAACATGCCCGGCGTGAACGTCGACCGGCGGCCCGTGCGATCGAGTTTGACGTGCACGACGTCGCGGCCGGTCTTGACCACGGCGCCGAACCGCTCGCCGCGCAGGAATGCGACCGTGCCGGGATGGGTCGCCACGCGGGCGCCGATCTTGAACTCGTCGACCGCCTCGCCGTAAACGTGAGTGTTGTGCATGTGCAACCCCTTTCGGGACGGGCGAGGCGCCCGAATGGCGCCCCGCGTGCGGGTCTGCGGCTCTAGCGGGCTGCGTACTTGCGCCAGCAGCCGTTACCGTCAGCGAAAACCATCACGTGACGATCGAGCCATGACAGGACGTGCTGCGCCTCGACGGTCGAGCACTTGGCGCCGCGGGCGACCCGGCTCGGGTTGTGCAGGCCGGGGTGCGATTCCAGCCACGGCACGATCCGGTCGGCGACCTCGTAACCCTCGGCGGTCAGTGCGTCGTGTGCGTACTCGCCCGAAAGCTGGCGCCGGTACGGGCTGGTCTGGTCGATCATCTGCATTTCGGGCTCCTATCCCCTTGGGCGTTGTTGATATACATACAGTAACTAGTGGCTGTATGTATGTCAACAGCAGACGAGAGCGCCCCCAACCTCGCAGGTCAGGGGCGCCTCGACGGCGTGCGCTACGCGGCGTTAGCCCGCGTACGGTTCAGCCGGTGAACCGTCTTGATCCGCTCGGGATAGAACGAACGCCATTGCTCATGCCCCGCCGGGCCGCCGATGAAGTCGCAGACGATCCGACCGCCACCCGTCCGCGCAGCGGCCTTGAAGCGGAACCGGCCACGCTCGCCGCGGATCGACACCTCAGTGCCAGGCTCAAGCACGCGGCCATTCACGACGACCTCGGGCTGCGGCTCGACCGGCGCGTCGGCGCGATATACCTTGGTGCGCTTCATCGCAACGCCTCGCATTCGGCAATCCGGCCGGGCACCCGCGGGTTGCGATACCCAAGCGACCAGGCGAGTCGCGTCGAGTTGTCGGCGCCCTCATACAGCGCGTTGAACCTCGCGTGATCCGGCAACGTCTCGGCCGCGTACAACTCGGCGAGGTGCTGCTCGTCGACAGTCTCGCGCGTACGCGGCGGCAACAGTGCCCCGCTCGGCGCCTCCCAGCTTTCATGCATCATTCTCGGCTCCTATCCCGATGCCGTCGGTTGCGGCGAGCCTGACGGTACAACCTCGGGTGTATGTGCGTCAACACTTGGTGTCGGCGTGTCAACAGCCGCAGCCTTACGGGGCCTGCCGCGCTTGGCTTTACCCGCAGCCGCACGCTCAGCAGCGGCCCGCTCCCGCTCATCGACCGCGGCAGAAACGGCGCTGTACGCATACACAGGGAACCCGTCGCGATACCCGACAGCCTCAACCTTGGTCATCAGCCGATAGAACGTGCTGCGCGGCACGTCGCGGCCCAACATCTTGAACAGGCGGAACATGTCGGCGGCCGTGCGGGGCGTGTCGTCCACACGGTCGAGAGCCTCACGCTGCAGTTCCTCAACCCGCCACGTAGAGCCGCAGCGGTAGCACGTCGCGACCAGATCCTCGGCGTCTACGTACAACGGTGTGCCGCAACGCTCGTCGGTGCGAATCTCGCGCACAACCTCGCCGCGGTGATTCTCGACGCGCTCGACGCGCCACGCTTGGCACGGCCCCGCGTACGCCTGATCAGGCGGCAAGTCGATAACGCGCTCAGCGTCCTGCTGCCACTGCAGAGCCCAACGCAGCGCGTCGGGCGCCCACGGGTGCCGCCCCATCGCGCCCGGCTCGGCGGCCAAGCTGCGCGCTGCATACTCCGGTGCATCACTCTGCGCAACGTGCGCAGGATCAAGGCCGACGACCTGCTCAGCCCATGCGACCAGGCGCGCAGCGTCGCGCATCATGTCAGCGGCGCGGGCGTTCAGCGGCAGTGAGGGCAGACGCTCCCCCGTCGACACGCGCAGCCCCGCCTTGGCGACCTTTGCCTCGCCGTACGCGCTTTCGTGCAAGCGGCGCATCAGCCACGGCACCTCAGACAGAATGCGGCGCAACAGCTTTGTGCACGTCCAGCACAGGAACGGCTGCGACGGCGCCGAGCAATATAGGCACCGGCCGATCGGCTCGGGCACGCTCGGCGTCGTGTCGACGTCCAACTCAGACGGGCGAGACGGCCGCGGCGACCCGTAGTAGCTAACGCCGGCAAGCGGCACCGGCGTGCCCGGTGACCTGCGGGGATCGCCGAAATTGGCGGAATCCGGCAAACTCACGACCGCGGCACCTCCGTGAACGGGCCATACGACGGATTCGGGGCCTTGTCGGCGTGCTGACTCGGGCAGTCGATCCACTCGGCCTCAGCCTCATACGGCGCCGGATTCAAAGGCTTGTACTGCCACACGCACTCAGACCACGACCAGCGCCAACGGTCGCCGTCCGTGTCCATCCACTCGCCGCCACGCTCGGCCATCCCCAAACGTGCGACCTTGCGCGCGTGCGGCGGGTCAGCCGGTCGCGGCGCCTTCGGGCGTGCAGGCTTCGATGCAGGCGCCGCAGCAGCGACCAGCGCGTCGGCGCGCATGTTGTTGACCGCGACCAAACCGGCGCGGATCGCCTGCACAGGTGTGTGCGACGGATGCGCAATGCGGGCACGCACAACCTCGGCCATCTTGTCGACCTCGGCGAGCGACAACTCGACCAACACCGCGCCCGACTCGACCGGCGCCGGGGGCAGCAGCGGCGTGACCCGACGCGCCACAGCGTCGACGATCGAGCCGAGCAGATCCTCGGTCGGCTGGCAGCGGCCGAGCGCGATATCGCCGACCACGCCAGCGATCGCAGAGACAGCCGCGCGGCGATCCTCGTTGAACAGTTCAGACATGCGCCGCACCGCCATTCGCGGCCTGCCACGCGGCGATAGCCTCGTCGCCCCAACCCGGCGACGCAATGCGCATGTGGCACCCCGGCTGCTGCGAAAGCTCGGCCAACACCTTGCGCGCGTGCAGATCGTCGACCTGCGAATCGTCCAGCCACACAACGTCAGTGAGCCCGTCAAGCACCGCGCGAGCCAGCTTGTCGAGGTCGGGGCGCTTGACCGCCGGGGGCGTGTAGCTCTTGGGCGTGCCCGACGGTCGCGGCATGACGAACGTCAGCGACGCGCGCACCGGGTATTTCTTGTCGAGCACCGGCAGGCCCGCAGACAGCATCGCGTCAGCCGAGGCCAGGGCAATGCGCTCGCGCCACGGCCCGACGGCCGCGCTCGACTCTTTCAGAATGGCGGGGCCACGGGTGCCCGGCGGCGATCCCTCGGGGGCCTTCTTAAAGCCCATGAAGTCTTTCGACCCTTGCGGGGCAGGCTTTCCCGGCACGAACATGCGCAACTGCCTGCCCCCGTTGCGTTCGTACGTCACACGGGCGCTCAGAGCCGCGTACAGCACGTCGTACGACTCGGCGGGCACCATGTCGAGCAGAAGCTCGGCAGCGGCGGCCTTGGCGTGCTCAGCGGCCCGTGCGGCGGCCTCGGCGACGTCGGCCGGATCGGCGCCGACCTCCCCGGCGATATCCAGACTTAGAGTGTGGTCAGTCACTCGGCACTCCCAATATTCAGTTGTGTGGTCGGCGCGAATCGTAACGGCGGTTTGTCTCAATTTCGGCCGGTCAGGGCCTCGTCGAATCGAGGGCCACCGATTACCGTCGGCAAGTTAGCTAGGAACGGGTCGGGCACAGATGGCACACTTTTTTGCATATGAGCACCACACAACGCAATCCGCTGGCAGCGACCAGGTAAAACGCCCTGAATCTCTACACGTGACGTCAACCTGTAAATATCTGTGCCATCTGTGCCCAAACCCCTTTTAGGGGTATTTACCTGCGAAAACGCGGGCACACTTTCGACGTTTCGATCTGTGCCAATCTGTGCCATCTGTGCCCGCGGGCACGCTTTCGGGCACGGATCTGTGCCGTTAGCTAGCGCCGCCGCTGGCGAGGGCCGCATCATCGCCAGCCCGCCAACTCGTTGGACAGATCCCAGCCAGGCAGCAGGCCGAGGCCCGCATAGACACGCGACCCGTGAGTCGCCACGCTGCGCACGCCGAACCGCGCCGACAACTCGCGGCCGAGCTTGATCTGCGACACCATTGCGTCCTCACCGTTAGCCATCGCCCAACGCTGATATGCCTTGAGCACAAGCGCCGGTTTCGCCCCGCCGCTGGCGCCCGGCGTCAACAGGCAGCATTCGCCGATAAATCGCCCGAGAGCGTCCTCCTGCTCGCTGTACTCCTTCGTTGCATCGAGCACCGAGCCCGGCTCGCGGAGGCCGTCAGCGACGATTTGCCGCGCCCCCGCCACGACCCAAGCCAGGATTGCGGCGCCTTCCTCGCTGACCAGTTCAGCGGCGAGGTTGGGGTTGCGCTGTTCCGGCGGAACGGTGTGCAGGAACGGGATAAGGCGCAGCCGCCGCCAGAACGATGTGCCGCCAGCGGATACCTGCGGCTGGTGATTGCCCATCAGGAATAGGGTGTGAGACGGCACAAAGTCGAAATAGTCCTGCCTCATGTACCGGCCGCTGAGAATGTCGCCGCCGGTGAGCACCTTCACCTTGGCCTCGTCGAACTTGCTCTCAGCGTTGATTTCCGAGCACACGACCATGCGGGCGCCGTGCAGCCGGGCAATCTCCGTTTCGTGCCGATCACGGCCTGCCAGTAGGAAGTTGGCCGGTGCGGTGATGGCGTAGTCGCCGAGCACGTGCGCGAGCACGTCCATGAGCACACTCTTGCCGTTCGACCCGCCACCGAACAGGAACGGCAGCACGTGGTGCGTTACCTTGCCGATCGCGGCGAGCCCGGCGAGGCGCTGCAGGTACCCGATCAGTTCGACGTCATCGCCGAACGTGCCGGATAGGAACGTCTGCCACTTCGGCGCGACCGAGGCCGGGTTGTATCCGGCGCCGGTGATCTTGGTATGCCATGACTCGGGCGAGTGCGGCATGAGGTGCCCCGTCTTGAGGTCGACGACACCGCTCGGCGTGTTCAGTTCGTACGGCTCGCTGTCGAGGTCGGCCAGGCGCACGCGCATCTTGGGCTCGCACTTGGCGAGGGCGACCATGTTCTCAAGCCCCTTGCGCGACAGGCTGCGCATACGGTGCTGAATCAGGTCGCGCGGGCTGTCGTCGTCGATGTGGATGCGCTCAATGATCTTGCGCGCGGCGACGATCGCCTCGCCCTGGTCGGTGCCGTGCTGCCAGCGGTCGCCAGCCCATGACAGCCACTTGCCCGTGTCGGGGCAGTAGCGCAGCCGGGCGCCGTACGCCTCGACGAGCAGGTCCGCGTTGCCGGTGTCGGTCAGTGTGACCGCCGGGGCTGCCGGGTTGCGCCGGGCGTTGATATCGACGACGGGCGCCAGCGATCCATCCGTCGGGGTCGGCGTCGATGTCGGGGCCGCCGCGGGCTCGTCGCTCTGGTCGTCGGCGGGCTCGGGCGCAAGCTCGATCTGCCTCGGCGCCGCGCGCTCAAACAGGTGCAGGTGCGAGCCATACTCGGTCGCAAGCTCGGCGTCGGTCTTGGCGGCGACGTGAGTCTCGGCCCATGCGAACGTATTCGGTACCTCAAAGCTCGGCACGTCGCGGCCCGTCGCGGCGCACTCGGCCATGAACCGATCGACGATCATCTTGCGGGCCTGCGCGAACTCGTCGGCCGTCAGGCACTTGTTCCGCACCGCGGCCATCAGTCGCACGGTCACCCGTACCAGCCACGGGTGCCGCTCGCCGATCGGCTCGTCGGCCCACGCCTTGAGGGTCGGCGCGAAATACTCGCAGGTGCTCGGCGCGAACGTCCACGTATCCGGCTTGCTGACAATCTCATGCGAGGTGCGCCGGTCGCCCTCGTACTCGGCGACGCCGTGCTCGTCGAGGCGCTCGCGTAGTTCGTCGAGGCCCAGCGGGGCGCCGGTGTCGGCGTCGATCGTGACGGGCTTCGGTTCATCCTTGAGGTTGAATGAGCCGGGCACGCGCAGCACGCGGGCGAGGTCGTACACGCCGCGGTCGATCTTGGCGCCCAGGCCGTCGGCGACGATGCACGCCAAACGGCCCCACCGCTTGAGTAGGGCCGCTGCTTCGGCGCGTAATTCGGCGCTGTGCTCGGCCATGCTCTGCCAGTCACTACCGGCCGGGGCGATCGTGCCGTCGTCGATCGGCCAATACGGCTGCAATCCGTTGCCGCTGTAGACGATCGCGGTCGGCCGGGTGCCCAGAATGGCGCTCAGTTCGTCGATTACCTGGTGAGCGTGCGGCAGGTCGCGGCAGGCGCCGGGCTTCACGTCGAGGTCGCACCAGATCGCGGCCAGGCGTGTGACGTCCTCGGCCGTTCCGCGGCCCTTCTCGTCGACGCCGCGGGGGCGCGTCGGGTTGACGCCAAACCACAGGTTTTTGCCGTTGCCGAGCGACATTGCGAGGCCCTGCAGCGCGTCGCTGCCCTCGGCGTACTCGACGACCGTCGACGAGAACGGGCCGCCGGGTGCTTGGTAGTTCAGGCTCACATGCTCGCCGTCGGTGTAACCGAGCGCGTCGAGCAGGTCAGTAAGGCCGTTCACTCAATCCTCTATTCAGTTGTATTGGCCTGGTTGAGGTTTCACGCATTGCCGACTATCTCGGTGAACCGAACCCACGTCACAGCGCGGTCGTGTTCCTCGGCTGTCGCGGTGCACTTGGGGCCGTGATCGGCGACGGCCTGGTCGACCGTGGTCGTGTCCGTGTCGCCGATCGTGTCGCGGCACGCGGGGCAGCCGATTTTCATAGCGTCAGCCCCGACGGCCGGGGCTCGTCGTCGGCCGCGAGGTCGAACAGCGCCGAATGCTGCGCCTCGACCGCCTCGCGTTCGGCGCGTTTCTCCGCGGCGGCCTTGAGCTTGGCTCGGTGCCGCTTGAGGCACGCCTGACAGAACGCGATCACGTTGCGGTTGTCGAGGTTTCGGTCGTTGCCGTCGAGCGGGACGACCTGCAGGCTTACCACGCGGTCGGCGCCGTGCAGCGCCGGGCGCCCATGAATGTTGCCGCAGCGGTCGTGAATGCCGAAGCGGTGCGACCGGCCGCAATCGCCCTCGCACTCGCACCGGCCGTCGGCGCGTGAGAGCGCAATACGGTCGAACAGGCGGGCATTGACGGCCATCAGTCGCGGGCCTTGATCGCGGCCTTGATTAGGTCGCGGCGGAAGTCTGACCACGTTTCGCCGGTGAGGCCGTCGTGTACGACCGGGGCGACCATGTGCCCGGCGTCACGGAACGCCGCGGCCGTCTCGGGCGACTCGTCGAGGCGCACCTCGGCGTACTCGACGCCCGCCTTGTCGAACGCGCGCTTAGTCAGGGTGCATTTATTGCACTGCGGGCCGGTTGTGTACACGGTCAGCATGGTTTCGGGGCTCCTATCCCTGGTGTATGTAGTTGTCGAAACGGCTTGTGAGACAGGGCGAGCCGGTGACGTCCAATGCGCCACCGGCTCGTCTCGGTTACTGCTCGGGTCGGGTTACTTGACCATGCCCATTGCGCGCAGGGTTTCCAGCGCCTCGGCAGTCACGCCCTCGGGCAGTGCACCGTCAGCCGGGGCCGCCGCAGCAGCCGGGGCTGCACCCGCGGCGGGCTTGACGTACTCGGCGCGGTACAGCTTGGGCGCCGATAGGTTGCCCTTCTTTTCGCCGTCACCGATGTAGGTCACGAACAGTTGACCGCCGACGTCGAGGCCCTTTGCCCCGGCGGCAATGACGGCCTTCTGTACGGCCTTGCGCATTTCGCCCTTGACGAACAGGCGGCGCAGACCGTCGTCGTCCTCGATTTCGGGGTCGCTCAGGTCGGTCTGCACCGTGACGACGAGCTGCATACGCGGGCTGCCGTCCTTCCATTCGAGACCCTCGCCGGTCTTCATGTCGGTCTGCTGCCGCTGCTCGGGCTCGACCGCGATCGGGCCGCCCACGGTGTCGCCGTGGTTTGCGAACTTGGCAGATGCCGGGCCACCGCCGCCGAGGAATCCGTACGAATCGTTGCTCATGTGTGCCGTTGCTCCTGTATTCAGTTGTTCCGTTATTCCGTTGCGCCCGTTTTCCTCTCGGCCCGCCAGGCGCGGCGGGGGCTCATGTCCCGTCGTAATAGTCGGGGTAGTCATCGGCCGGGTAGTCGCGTTCGTACTCGGCCTGCTCGATCCGACGCTCGCAGTACCCGCAGTCGTCACCCGAACAGCGATGGCTACGGCGACCCACTACGGGCACTCCCCTTTCGGATGCTCAAGCCAGCACGCGGTGCAAACCGGGTGCCGCCGGGCGTTTGTCGGCTCGGGCGAGTTGTCCTCGCAATCAACATGTATAAGCCCGCCATCACTCAAAAAAGCCACCTCGTCGCCTTTCTGAATCAGGGTCGGGCAGGCGGCGCAGCGGCCGGTGTAGCGGGCCGTGAACGTCGAGCGGGTGCTCATATCGCTGCCGCCAACTCGTCGAGGGCCTTCTGCGCCGCGAGTACCTGCCGGGTCGCCTGGTCGCGTTTGGTGGTCGCTGCGGCGATCTGGTCGTCGAGCACCTCGCGCTGCAGCAGTAGCAGCCGGATCTGCCGGTCTTGCACGCGTTCGGTTGCCTCGGCCGTGGCGTACTGCTGCTGCCACAGGTAGCGGGTCATGTCCTCTTGCGTCATGTCGGGTTGCTGCATGGTCGGGGCTCCTATCCCGTGTGTGCGGTCTGTGCTCGGTAGTCGGCGAGGGCCTCGTCGCCGGTGTTGTGCGTACTGCTGCGGCCCCAGAACGTGCCGACCGGCGGCTGCACGGTCCAGCGACCGCCGCGGCAGCGGATGAGCCACCGCGACGGATCGCCGAACACGCGCGAGCTAACGCCGGCAAAATGCCGTTTCTGCATGTCAGGCAGCCGGAACGCCCCGGCTGGCAAACGCTGCGTGCGCGGCGTCGCCCGACGGGTAGTAGTCGACGACGACGTACTCGGCGTCGGTGCCCTCGGTGCTGTGCGTGATCGTGTAAAGCTGCTCGATCACCCACCCGACGACGACCTGCCCGGCGGGCTCGTCGTACCGCAGCGTCGGCACTGCCTCGACGAGTCGCCGGATACGCCACGGCGCCGGGAAGTGCACCCAGCACGCCGGGTTTGGCTCAGCCTCATACCAGGTGCCTAACTGCGGCTCGGCCGGATCACGCACCGGGTAGTAGTGGCACACGCACCGCTCGTCGACGCCCCTCACCCTCACGACGCGCCCCCATCGCACGCCCACGGCTGATTACTGTCGAGCACTGGCGCGTAGAACGGGCAGTACATGCAGTTGTGCGGCGTCTTGGTGATCAGCGCCAGCCGCTCAGGATGCGCGTCGATATCGAGGTCGTGCAGAGCAATGGCGATGTTCTGCAGCTTCTCGACCGTCTCGTCGACCACCTGGTCGCTGTACGCCTCGGACCACACGAACGAACTCGACAGCAGCCCGCCGCGGGGGATAAACCAAATCGCCACCCGCTCGACCGGAAACCCCTCGTTGACATAGCCGCGGCCGTAGCAATGCGCCTGCACCTTGTACTCGGGCGCCTCGTCGCCGAGGTTCTTACGCTCGACCGCTTTCTTGTATGCCGAGAACTTGCTGCCACCAGGAAATTTCAGGTCGATGACCGTATTCGTCCAAGTGTCGTACAGGTCGCAGGTGCCCGACAGGCCGCCGGTCACGGTCACCCGACGCTCGGAGAACCACCGCCCGACGTACAGCGGATCGTCGCCGCCAGCGACACCGCGCAGAACCGTGCAACGCTGCTCACGGTCCTTTAGCCACTCGTCGATGATGCGCTCGTTATCGAGCACGATCGCATCCTCATACTTGCTGTGACCGGCCGTGCCGAGCCACGCGGGCAGCGGGTCGCCCTCGGGGTTGATTCGCGGCAGATCCATTGTCGCCGTAGCCAACCGCCGCACACACGGGTGCCCGACCTCGGACGGCCCGAGGGCGCGCTGAGCCGAACGGGCGTGCGTCGCCCATCCACGCTTGAACACGCCTTTGAGGTCGCGCAGCAGGGCCGCGTTGAACTCGGCCGTTTCTGACACCGGCCGGGCATAACCCGGCGCGTCGTCGGTCAGCCCGAAAAAGGCTGCGTTGCCGCTCAATTGGACACCTTCGCTTTCCTGTCTAGGTTCTCGATCCACGCCACTGCTACCGCGGCGACCTGCACTAGCTCGCTGCGCAGTTCGGCGAGCGTCTGCTCGGGTATCAGCAGCGCGAGGTCGTGCACCGTGGCGGCCTCGATCGCCTCGGCGACTTCCTCGATCAGGACATGCGCCCACGTGCACTCGCCAGCGGCGGCAGCTTGGCCGGTGCGGAACTTGGCGCGCAACGCGGTTGGCACCTCGTAGAACCGGGCCATGCTGTTTTGCGTCGGGGCTTCGCCGTACTCCAATACGATCGGGTCGACGTTTGGGTGGTCCTGCTCGCCCCACTTCGCCTCTTGTCGCTTACGTTCCTCGACAACGAGGGCAAGGGCTTTCGCTGTCGCGCTCATGCCCGCACCCCCTCGGCCGCCGCGGTGAACTCGGCCTCAGCGGCGGCAATGGCGGCCTGGTATCGCTCATGCGCGGCGGCGAGCGCGTGCACCTTGGCTGAGGCCAGATCGAGCAGCGCCGAAAGCTGCGCGGCCTGGTCGCTGTCGAGCGGAGGGAACGGGGCGCCGGTGCCGTCACGCCCAACCGTGACCGAGGCCGTATCGGCGCGGACCCCGACCACAATGTCGCCGCCCTCGGGGCTGCGGGCCGTGCCCGACATCGGAATGCGCACGCGGCCGACCTCTGCGTAATTCGTCGTGCTCTTGCGGCGTATCGCGCTCACAGGTGAGCCGCCGCGGTGTGTCGCAGCATGTCGAAGCAGAACGCCGTCGCCGCAGCGTCGCCGATCGCACTGTGTCGGTTGACAACCGGCACGCCGAGGCGCTCGGCCACCGCGTCGAGGCCCTCAAGCTCGGTCGGGTCGATATTGAGCTTGCCCGCCGCATACGCGGCCAGGTCGGCGAGCCGGTGATGCCACACCCTGCCGACGGTCAGCGGCGAGAATGGCATCGAGTACGTGACGCGCTGCCGGGCGACGATCGTCGAGTCGAACGCCGGGTTACTGCCCGCGAACGTGTTGCCGCGCAGCCAGTCCTGCACCTCGCCCCATGCGACCGCCGTCTGCTGCTCGGTGAGCGCCTCACGGTAGAGCCCGCGCTCGTAATACCCGTTGATCTCCATCGCTTTCGGGTCAGCGGCGGCTAACTGCTCGACCGTGATGTGAGGCACGAAATACAGCGACTCGCCGGTGTCGACATTGAGCAGCCCGACCTCGACCGGCAGCGCCGTGTCGTAATCGAGGCCGGTCGTCTCAAGGTCGACCACAATCAATTGCTTTGCCATGCTTGGGGGCTCCTATCCCTCGGTGTTCTCGACCAGATCCAGCCGCGTCGACGACGACGTGCTCATGCACTCCGCGGCGACCTCGGGGTAAAGCGACTTGACGAGCTTCGTGTCGAGCCGATTTACCTTGGTGCGGTTGAGGCGTACGACGACCTCGCCGCCGATTTCGCCCTCGTCGTCGGCGCCGAGGGCCTCCTCAATCGCAGCCTTGGCGGCCTTCTCGATATCGGCCCACTTCGCCTTTTCGCCGCGCGCGTGACGCAGCAGGTCGACGTGCCCCTTGATCGCTGAGATATCAGCCATTCCATACCCTTTCGATGTCAATATCGCCCCACGACTGAGACGCGAACTCGATTACGGCGTCGATCGCGCTTTCGCCCCCGTGTGCCTGCATCACCTCGTCGAGGCCCGACAGCGCGAGCGCCGCGGTGCCGTGTGTGTCGTCGCTGCCGTATGCGATCCGGTGCTCGACGGCGAGCGCCAGGCCGTCGAGGTAGGCGAGCGTCGCGTCGAAATGCCGCTGCTCGACCCACGTCTCGACGACCTCGCGGTCGGCCCACCACGGACGCTTGCTGTCCCCGATGGTCGCGGCCTCACTCACCGGCGGGCCTCACATCGAGCACGATCGGGAACGTGGACAGGAACCCGATACGGGGGCCGCCGGTGAACAGGTCGTAGGTCTTGCCGACCTCAAGCTGCGCCCACAGATCCCAAGAGTTGAAGTGCCCGACCTCGATCGCGTCCTCGACGTTGAACGATCCGCACGTCGTCGTGAGTCGCTTTGTGCGTGACGTGTCGCCGTTACTGCCGCTCAGCAGAACGTCTTTCGCCTTGACGGTGCAGCCCTTGTGCCACTCCTGATTACTGTTGGCGCAGCCCGGCACGGTCAGCGCAGTGACGGCGACCGCCGCGGCGGCCAGGCTCTTGAGAGTGCGATTCATGTTGCTATGTACTCCGTTTCGGTTGTTGGTCGGTCAGAAGAAAATCGGGATGCCGGGGGCGGGCATCCTCGGTTGCGGCACGAAAATGACGCCGTTCGGGCCGGTACTACCCCCGTCGCCGTCGTCGTCCCCGGTGTCGCCGTCGCACGCCGAGGCGCCGAGGGCGATCAGCACGGCCGCCGCGGCGAGCGCAATCCTGCGGATCATGGTTGTGGTGCTCCTATCCCTTTTGTTGTGTTGCGATTTATGAAGTTGGCGACGAGTTGTGCCTCGCGCCGGGCGATTTCGCGGTTGAGGTACACACGCGCCTTGCGCAGATCCTCGATCGCGTCGTGCTTGAGGTCGCAGCGCCACACGTACTTGACGGTGTTGCCGAGGCAGAACCCCATGCCCTCGGTGATGTCCAGGCACTCGATCGGACGGCCGCAGCCTTTGCACGGCGGCCCCTGCGTGTAGTGGTTTGGATGGTTCACCATGTCGCCGCTGTCGTCGGCCTCGTCAGCCTCGACCGGCGTGCCCTCGTCGTAGTGCCCGAGGTGCACGTGCTCGCCGCCGAGCGCTTGCGTGCACACGTCGTCAGGCCCGCACCCGTTGCTGTCATCGGCGTTTGTGCTGGTCACAGGCTCGCCGGCCGGTTTGCTATCGCCGACCATTAGCGCCAACTCGCCGAGGTCGCGCATGTATGCGACCTTGAACGGCGCGACGGCCGGGCATCCCCACACCGGCACCTTGCTTGTGCCCCAGGCAACCCACCCGTTGCCGTTGAGCCAGCCCCAGTGCGCGCCCGCGGCGTCCTCCCAGACGTACGCCTTGTCGGCCTCGGCGAGGCTGTCGGCGTCGTTGGGCTCGCCCATCTGCTCGCGCCATTGGCGATTGATCGCTGCGTAATCGACCATGCCCGTGAGTGCGTCGAACGTCGGCGGCCCCTTGGGGATGTTGTGCACTAGCACTGCCTCGTCGAATGCCTTGCCGACGCCCTCGGCGATTTCAGCGATACGCTCGCGCACCGCCAGGTCGCCGAGCCCCATCAGGTCGCACACCCGGCACCACATCGCGCCGCACGGGTCGAACACGCGGGCCTCGTACAGCCCGCACACCTCGCACAGCGGCGGCCGGTCGTCGGCGCTCATGCGACGGCCCGCCGTCCTGCGCGCAGCATCAGCTTGCGGTCGTATGCCGTTTCGCCGCCCCAGATCCCGAACTGCTCGCCGCTGGCGAGGGCGCGGTCGAGGCACACCTCGCGCACCGGGCACGCCGCGCAGATCGCTTTCGCGGGCTTGCTGCTCTGCCCCTTGTCGGGAAAGAACAACTCAGGATCGACCTGCGCGCACAGCGCGTCGGCCTCCCATGCTTCCGGCTGCACCGGCTGCCCGAACAGGTTCACGCTGTCTCGCTCTCGTCGTCGTTGGTCTGGTCGGCCTCGTCCTCGGCCTCGATCTGGTCAAGCGCCGACAGCGGCAGGCCGTCGGTTGTGTCGCGGGTTGGCACCAACCGCTGCAGGCCCTCGGCGCCGCCGTGCCCGACGCCCAGTGAGCGCAGGTACTTCGTGACGCCCGAGGCGTCGACGTCGACCATCGCGGCCAGGGCCACCGCGACGCCGGTTAGCGTGTGACGGTCGAGCCTGCGCAGTGCCGCCCACACCTCGCCGGGGTCGTCGTCGCGTACCTGTGTCGACAGGTCTAGGGCGCGTTCCAAGATGTGCACGCACTGCTGCGACCTCGGGCTGTGATCGAAACTGATCAGCTTGTTACCTGCCTTGGCGGCCTTGGCGATTCGCGCCGCGCGCTGCGACGTCGACGGCCGCAGCAGCAGCGCAATGCGGATGATCGCCCGGCGGGTGAACGTGCCCGCGGCGCGGTCCCAACCGGCAGCGGTCAATTCGTCACCGTGACGAGTCAGGACATTGGCGAGGCTCGGCCGGTACTCGATGCGCAGTAACCGGCACACCTCGTCGGTTGTCGCCGTACCACCGACGGCGGGCTTGAACATGTCGAGCACGTCGGTGTTCTCGGCGATCCGGCCGCGCTCGGCACGCTTGTGCGCTCGACGTGCCTCGGTCGAGGCCCGGCGGGTCACTCGCTCACCAACTCTCGCGGATGGCCGGGGCATGAGCGGTCGCCGCGGCGGCAGTCGAGGCAGTCGTACGCCGGTATCCGTTCGATGTGCGCAGGAATGGCGCCGTAGGCAATGCAGAAGCTCATCACCACACCCCCACCGACAGCCCAGCGAGGGCGACGCCGATCAGGATCGAGGCGAGCAGCAGCGAGAACCACGCGAGCAGGTTCAGGGCGCACTCGCCGCCGCGGCTGCACTGCTCGGGCAGGTGCAGGCGATTGCACGCCGAGCAGTACGGTGCCGGGGCGTTCACAGCGCGGCCACCGCTCGCGCTAGCAGGCCGACGATCGGCCGGGCGACGAACAACTCGACCACGTGCTCGACGGTCATCGCCGTTTCCAACGCGAGCCCGTACAGCGCCAGCGGCAGGCCCGCCTCGGGGTCGTTCAGCGCCTCGTCGATCCTCGGCCCGACCAGCTTCTCGACCTGCTGCGCAATGGTCGGCGTGTCCACAGAAATGAGCGCCCGGTGCGCTAGGATTCTGCACGGCATAACAAGTGGCTCCTATCCCTTGGTTGTGTCGGCCAGGCCCCGCCGCGAGCGGGGCTTGTGTCTTTTTGCGGGTCACCCGCAGCGGTCCATGCCTGGCTGATCGCGCAGCACCCGCGCGTCGGCGTCCCGTCCCCGGTGCGCCTCGGCAAGGTCGGCGAGGGCCGCCCGGTGCGCCGCGTCCAGTTCGTCACGCTCGCCGGTCAGGTAGGCGATCCGGCCGTCGCGGTCGCGCAGGGCGTCGGCCTGCGCTGCGACGACGTTGCGGGCTGCGTCGCGCTCCCCGCGGGCCGTATCCCGTTCGCGCAGGGCCTCATTCAGTTGTGTGCGCAACCGGGCCTCGGTTGCGATATGGCGGGCAAGTGACATCGGTCAGGCTCCTAGATCGTCGGCGGGTAGGGACTTTGCGAACCGGCGCAGTTCCTCGACGGGAAACAGCACCTTGCGGCCGTACTTGCGGGCGACGATCCGGCTGCTGGCGCGCAGCTTGTCCAGTTCGACGGTCGAGAGGCACAACATGCGGGCCGCGTCGTCGCGCGTGACGAACAGCGGCTCAACCTCGACGACCACCTCGTCGGCCTTCATGCGGCGACCTGCTCGGCAAGGTCGGCGATCGAGACGCCGAACGTGCCAGCGATGGCCGCCAGAACTGAGTGCGTCGCTACGCCCGACCAATCGGCGTCGAACGCCGAGTACACGGTCGAGCGACCTACGCGAATCGTTTTTGCTAGCTGGTTTCGGTCATGGATTCCGTTGTCGTTCAACACTTTGGCGACGTTTTCGGGCTTCCATGCCAGTTGATGTTTCGTGATCGGCACGGTTGGGAACGCTACACCAATTGTCTTGGTTTCAGGACACTTGGTACGCGTGTCGGGCGTGTCGCCAACTAGACGAGACGTACTGGTCAGTAGCCATTTCTTAGAGATTCCACATATCGCCGCAGATCACGGACGATGCATAGATTACGAAAGCGGTTGCTTTGTCCTGAAAACAGGAATAGCATTCACAGCAATTGCACGGATCGTCCAGCACCGGGCGGCCCGTCACAGTCGGGGGAATGAAGGGAAAGCACAACAACATGGACGACACCGGCAAGTCGCTCGCCGCAGTGCTCGGCTACCTGATCGGCAGACCGCTCAAGCTGCGCGAGATAACCGAGGCGCTGCAGATCAGCCGCTCGCGGTATTACGCACAGATCGACGAGGGGAAGCTCATCACCGCGGATAACCTTGTGCGCGTTGCGAAAAACCTCGATATCAACGAGGTCGAACTACTCGCGCGTTTCGGAATCGTGCGCGACGAGGCCGTGCTCGCGTACGCCGACGCGCTACGTGCCGGTGCCCTGCGCCCGCCAGCACCGGCGCCCCCACGCGAGGTAGCGACAGCCGCCGCGGTACCGCCGATAGTGGCGCGCATGGGGCGTCGAAAGATCGCCGAGCTATCCATGCGCCCCAACGTCTCGGGCCTGTAACCGAACTGTGACCAACGCCATTTGTCCCAAATCTGGGACACCCGCTAGAGTCAGCGCGTGCTCGTAACATGGTTTGCCGCCGGGGCTGCGGCTGTTTCACTTATCCTGCGCAGGCGAACGTGGCGCACCTTGGGCGAGCGTGGTGCCAGCATCACCGTTCTATCTCTCGGCCTCGCTGCGGTTCTGCTTAGCGAACACAACGGGCTCGGCCCAATCGTTTGGCGGGCAACGGGTTACGGAAATCTCGACGACTTTGCCGGGCATCTTCTATGGGTGGTCGCGTTTATCGCGCTACTGCATCAGGCGTTGTACCGGCTCGTCGACAGCGACGAGCAGCGCGAGATATTCGACGCCCTGGTGCGATGGCCGGTCACCCTGATAGTGCCGCTCATGCTCAGTGCGATGTACGCCTCGACCACAACGGACGCCGAGCCGGTAGACAGCATCGCAGCCGCCCCGCATGTAGGTCCGTGGCTGTGGTTCTATCGGATCGTTTGGTACGGCGGCATGATCTACCTCAACTCCGTGCTCATCCGCGTGCTACGCATCGTGCGCAAAACTGGTGGCGGCCCGCAGCGCATCGCCCGCATGTACCTGCTCGCCGGGTGGCTCACGCTCGCCGCCCTCACCGTGCGCGTTGCGTCATGGTGGGACGCCCTCGCTGCGCTCGGCCATATCCCGCCACTCGCCCGCAGCGCCGCAACGGTGGTCATCGCGACGGCCGCCGCGGTGTCGTGGCTCAAAAAGCTGCACGGGTACCGCAGTCTGCTGCGCGGCACCCGCACCTCACGACGCGCACGGCGACGCGACACGCTGGAATCGCACCGGCTGCGCGTCCTGCTCGCCGCCGGGTCAATGCTCGATGACCAGCCCCCACGCGAACCCGACCCGCCGCAGCATCCACAGCCGCAGCCCGCCACGTAGCGGCACAAGCCCCCCAGGCAGCAAACGACCCCCGGCAATGCCGGGGGTCGTTCTACTTGTTCGCCCTCTACTCGCCGCCGGGCGCGTGCTCGGCGGGCAGCTTGCCGAAGCACTGCACGTCCTGCGCGAGCGTGAAATACATAGTCGCCAGCGCCGCCAGCGCCGTGACGTCGACCATTATTGCCGTGTGCGCGCCGTCCTCCGCGCCGTCGTCCAGTTCCTCGAACAACTCCTGAGCCAGCTTTGCATAGTGCCGCCCGGCGGCCCGCCACTTACGCACGCTTTCCTCGACCGGCTCGCGGTCGACCTCTGCCATCACGCGCGTAACAATATCCCGAATATGGGACATTCAGACCGTCACCGGGAGCGGCGTCGCGCAGTGATGTCGACCACCTCGGCTAGCGGGCCGCCGTCGGCAGACTCAGGGTCAGTGCCGCCGTTGACAACCAGGGCGCCGAGGTGATCGAACGCCTGCCGCGCGAGGTCGAGGTCGACATGCTGGTAAAGCTCAGTCGTCGACGCCTTGCTATGCCCGATCGCTGCGGCGATCACGTGCCGGTCGACGCCGTAGTGCAGCAGCAGTGTCGCCGTCGTGTGTCGGGCGCGATGCAGGCCGTTGTTCTCGCCCTTGGCGACAGGCACCTCGGCCGCCGCCAGCAACGCGTGCCACACCTCGCGGTCGCGGTTCGGGTCGATCGGACGCCCGTCGACGTGGTGCCAAACGAGGTTGTGCGGGTTGGGCTGCCCGGCGGTGGCTGCCTGGTGCTCACGTAGCCGGTCAGCAAGCGGCTTGATCATGGGCAGCACGCGCACGCCCGCCTTGGTCTTAGGGCGCGTCAAGACGAGCGACCTGTGCAGCACTGTGTGCTCAGTTCCCGGCGGCAGATCCCACCGACGCTCAGGGCACCAGCCGGGGCGCACCTTGCCGCACGGCCATGCACCAAGCTCGCCGTCGTCGGTGCGCAGCCGTTCGCCACACCCGTGCGCCTGCGACAACTGTTGCAACTGCCACGGCACGATCAGGCGCGCATTCTCGTAATCGACGCGATCCCACGTCAAACCGAGCAGTTCGCCCTCACGGGCTCCGGTCAGGAAAGCGGCCTGCCAGCGGGTCGCCAGTAGCGGGCCGTCGGTTGCCGCCGCGTCGAGGCGCTCAGCCGTGCTCAGGATGCGCTGCGCGACGGCGAGCGGAAACCCCTCGACGTCGGCGGCGAGGTGCTTCGGTTTCTTGACGCCCTCGCACGGGTTGCGATCGAGGTAGTCCGGTACCGCATCCTTGAGCGCTGTTTTAAGCGCCTGGTGCGCCTTCTGTGCATTGCGCGACGAGCCGTGCGCAACCTTGCGCACCATGTCGCGCACGTCGTCGCCCGTGAGCCGATCGAGGCGCTTATGGCCGATGTGCGGCTTGATATACAGACGAATGGCGCCCTCGTAGTGCCGGTACGTCTTCTGTCGCACGTGGTCGCGGTGGACGTTCTTAAGCCAGTGGTCGAGGTAGTCGGCCAGCGTCATGCCGGGGCCGCGTTTCGCCGGGGCGCCCTTGGCGAGCGACTCCTGCAGCTTTCGCAGCTTCTCGGCAGCCTCGCCGCGATCCTTCGCGTACACGTATTTCTGCTTGCGGTTGCCTTCGGCGTCGCGGTAACTCGCACGGCCAACCCACAACTGCCGGGCCTCACTCCACTTGAGCGACCCGTCGCCGTTCGCGCGCTTTGGGGCAGTCTTACGCTTGGTTGTCATGTCTCGGGCTCCTATCCCTCGTCGGTGCACTCACGACTGTAGTGCACTCACGTGCACTCACGGCGTGCACTCACGCGGGTAGTTATGCCAGGTCAAACCGAGGCCAACGGACTAGGGGTTTAAGGCATTTCGCCAGGTCGCGACCCTCTGACCGGCTGACTTTTAATCCTGCATATTCGAGGTGTTTTCGCAGGTCACAGACCTGAGTGCACTCACAGGTGCACTCACCGCGGCCGGGCCGGTGCGTTCGTGCCGAGGCCCCGGCGCTATCGTGTGAGGTCGCCGCCCCTGTAGCTCAGTTGGTAGAGCAGGAGACTTTTAATCTTCGGGTCCAAGGTTCGATCCCTTGCGGGGGCACTCCCATGCACCGCGGCGCCGCCTGTGAGTGCACCTGAGACACGAAAACGCCCCCGCCGGGCATCCGGTCGGGGGCGCTGTCAGCGGGGGCTATGCGAGGTAGCCGAGCGTTTCCTCGATCGCCCGCAGGCGCGCGTCGTTCTCGTCGATCCCGCGCTGCAGCTTGGCGATCTGGCGCCGCTTGGCGAGGCTGTCCTGCTCGATCGCCAGGCGCTCGGCGCGGGCCGCCGCGATCAACTGCTCGCGGGTCAATTTCGTGTTCACCACGTCGGGCTCCTATCCCTCGGATCTGTCCTGTAAACGGTACAACTGCGCCCAGCGGGGGCGTCAATCCCGCCGGGCGTCGGGGCTACTTGCCCTTGGGTGTCTTGTGCTTGCGCATCACGCCGTACTGCGTGACGGTCTGCACCGTGTGGCACTCGCTGCACTCGCCGTAGGCGCTGCGGTACCGGCGGTTCAGCGTCCCGTCGACGTAGCGCTTGCCGCTGCCTGCGCACTGGTCGGCGGGGGCGTCCAGGCCGCGGGTGTACTCGACCGGCGCCGACGGAAAGCACTTGGTGCAGAGCATGGCGCCGTGTGCGGCGACGGCCTCGGCCTCAGTCTCGCCTGACAGGTTGGGCAGCCATCCGATCTTGGTCGTGATCCGCAGCGACGAGCAGCCGCGCGAGGCGTGAATGTGACCATCGGGCACCAGAAAAAACCGCTGCCACCCCTTGTAGTTCGCGGCTTCGTGAGCGTCGATCGCCTCGTCGGCCGCGCGCATGGCGTCGACCGCGGGCTGCCAGTCGGCGACGGCCTGTGCGTAGCCATCGCGGTTCCACTTGACGATCCGCTCGTCGGCGGCCCGCGCGGTCGCGGCGGCCAGGGCCTCGGCGTCGGTCATCTTCCAGCCGTATCGGGTCTTGTTGTCGTTGGCCGCGCCGTGCAGGCGATCCCGCTTGCGCTCGACGACGGCCATTGCGTCGAAGTATGCGCCGGTCAATTCGGCGAGGATCGCGTCGGCTGCCTTGGCCTCAGCCTTGGTGTATCCGCTCATCGTGGGCTCCTATCCCGTTCCGCTGTTGGTATACATACAGTAGCACGGCTGTATGTGCATATACAACCCGAAACGCGAAAATGCCCCGATTCCGTTGTCAGCGGAACCGGGGCAATCTCGGAACGCGGTCAGCGCCGGGCGCTCACGGCTCGACCGGCATCCTGTGCACGCCATAGCTCACACTCTTGCCGTCGACCTCGTAATCGCCTGCCATGCTGCCGTTCTCGGCAATCGCACTACCCTGCGGCTCGACGTCGCCGAGGCCGTACTCGACGAGCTTCTCGACCAGCCGCCCGATCGCGCCGTCACGGCCCGCGTGCACCGACTGCCAGCCGTCATAGTCGCCGCCCTCGGGGCCTTCGCACGACACGTCGAGCACCCACACGTCAGCCGCGAGCAGGCCGTCGATCGCAGCGGCCATCGCCCTGCCAGCATCGGCGAACTCGGGACCGATCACGGCCGTGCGGGGCGCCTGATTCCATGCCGCGAGCGCAGCCCGCGCGGCGTCTCTCGCGTCGCTCATGCGCGCGGCCTTTGCCACACGCGGTCAACCTTGCCGCGGTACTTGCGCACGGTCAGCCGGTTGATACCGAGGCGCTGCGACAGGCTCAACTCGCTGGCGCCGTCGTCAACCGAAAGGTTCACGACCATGCGGGCCGCCGCGGTCGCGGCCTCGTACTGCTCTCGGGCGATGGTCAACTCTTCGCCGATCACCTCGGGCAGTTCGGCCTCGTTGGACAGGTAGCGCCCGGCGGCCTCGATCGCCGCCTTGCGCCGGTGCGCGTTCTCGTCGCCGGGGTACTCTGCCTCGATCGACTCGACAGTCGCCTGATAGCGTTCGACATTCGCGGCCGGAATCGTGCGCCGACGGCCGCCGAGGTTGACGGGTAGACCTTTCGCCACTTGTGCGGCCTCCTGCTCGGACAGCTTTCGGACTGTCATTGTGGGCGTGCTCATTTCGCGGGCTCCTATCCGTTGCGGGTGTTGCACTGCAAACAATACGGCAGCAGGTGTATGCAGGTCAACACAACGACGAAAGGCCCCCCGCCGACGTATCGACGAGGGGCCTTTGCGTGTTTGCCGGAAACCGGCGATTGTCCGAATTTGCGCAGGTCAGCCGGGGTGCTCGAGGTGCTTGCCGGCGTTAGCTGGCTAGCGGCTCTTGCCGAGCTTGTCGAGCAGCTTGCCGACGATTGCGCCGACCAGCTTGCCGAGCACAGCCTTGATGATGGTTGCCATATGTTCTCGCTTTCGTTGTTTCCTATTTGGACGTCGGGCGCGTTTCTCAGCGCCCGAACATTGCAGCCAGCCGGTTGAGCGGGTCGAGGCGCTCAGGCAGCAGGTTGAGCAGGTGCAGCGCCAGGCCGACGACGACCACACGGGTAGTCCAGGGCCGGTGCGACAGGTAGCGGTCGACGCCCTCGCTCAGTAATTCGCCACGGGGGCAGGAGATTTCGTATGCCGCGACACCGGCGCCCAGCGCCAGCCAGGCCCGATCGCTGCTGCGTAGTTTCCTCACAGCACGCCCAGGTTCGACACCTCGCCGCCGCGCAGCAAGTATGTGAACGCCCCACGGCGGGACTCGCCGCCCGACTTCTCGCGGAACCAATCACTGCCGCAGTCGAACGTAGGCGAGCACACGATCGTCTTGCTGGCGTGCAGTTCGACAGCGCCGACGTGCCAGTGCCCGTGCTGCAGCACTTGGGCCGCACCGGCGGGCTGATTGTGCACGGCCTGCTGCGCAAGCCAATTCAGCGCGCCATTCTTGCGCCACTGGTGACCGTGAACGATCGTCACCACAGTGTCGCCGACGGGTACCGTCATGCTGCCAGACCACGACTCAGGCACGCGCACCTCGACGTGCCCGTACGCCTCGCGGTTGAGCGCCAGGGCATCACGCACGGCGACGGCCGCCTCGGTCGCCCAATTGTCGCCGGGCTTGGTGTTCCACTGCCGATTGGCGTCGTCATGGTTACCGCCCACGACGTCGAGCTTGACCTCGGGCGCCGCGCGGAACGTGTCGACAGCCTCAAGCATCAGCCGCCGCAGCAGCCGGTACTGCTCGGTGATCGTTTCCTGAGTCAGCCATGAGTTACGGCCGCCCTGTGACACGACGCCTTCCAGGCAGTCGCCGGGCATCGAGATTTGCACGCCTGCGATGCCGAGCGGGGCCAGTGCGGTGAACTGCCGCCGGGCCGCGGTGAGCGACTCGACGAACCGCTCGACGATCTGCTCGGTAGATCCGTCACGTGACCTTTTGCCTAGCTGCAGGTCGGACGCCTGAAACACATACCAGTACGGCGCCGCGGTTGCGGGCTCGATCGTCGGCACCTTGCGCGCGCTGGCGATCAGCGCCTCAAGGTCGTTTGCGCCGGTGCTGGCGTCGATCGGCTCGACGCGCAGCTTGTACGACGCCGCCCAACGAAATACTTGTTCCTCAAGGCGCGGCTTGCCAAACTCGTTGAATATCGGCTTGCCCTCGGCGTCGCGCACATACGGCCGGTAGGGCACCTGCCAATGCTTCTCGGTGAGAATCTCGACGAGCCGGAACCGCTCAGGGTCGCGGCCGACTTGCCGCAGAATCTCGGCGTACTCGGGTGGCTGCCCCGGCTCCTGATACACGGTGCCGGTGTCGATTGTCGCGCCGCGGTTGTCGAACTCGACAGTAGGCCGGTACGCCTCACTCGGCGCAGCGGGTGTTTCCAAGCGATCAGACAGCGACATGCGCGCCCCCTCGGTGATGGTCGTTGATCAGTTCCGAGAACCGGGGGCGCTTGACGCCCAACGGGTTTACCGGATCTGCCGCGCAGGCACGCCACAATGCCGACAGCGACCCACCCGAGGCGAGCCACGCATCGAAGGATGCGCGGTCGCCCTCGTCGGCAGCGTCGAGCCAGCGGCACACCGCGCACTCGGTTGACGGTGCGGGCTGCGGATCGCCCAGCCGATCGGCCAGACTCACGCGACCCGCCTATTCAGTTCGTCGATCTTGCGCTCGACGCTGCTCATGCGGCCGTGCGCGTGCGCCCTGTCGTCGCGGACCTCGCCGCGCAACTGCCCGACGTCGGCACGCACGCCGCCGATATCGCGGGTGACGTCGCCCAGGTGATCACGCACGCCGCCGATCGCGTCGCGCAGGCCGTCGATATCGTCGCGCAGGTTTGTCGTATGCGAGTTGGCTACGTGCTCGCGCACCGTATCCATAGTGCGATGCGTGCCGCGGGCCTTGAGCCAGATCGTCACCAGGCCAGCGATATTGACGACGGCCAGCCCGGCGAGGCCGAACCAGTCACCCGGCAGTGCCTCAGCCGCCGCGCTCACGCCTCGACCGCCCGGTGCTTACCGTCGGCTATCGCGCGATCCATGCCTGCCGGATCGGTGCTTGAGCGGGTGTTCGTCGCGGCCAGGGCGCCGCCGAGCAGGGCTACGATCGCGGCCATGATCGGCGTCAGGGTCGAATCCTCGGCCCAGCCGAACCCGACGACGAACGCCTGTACAGGTGGCAACAGTCCGTATACCCAACGCCGGAACCCGTCGCGGGTGTTGAAGAACGCGAGCGCCGGGCTGGCGACGCCGAGCACCAGGGCGACGATCAGTTTCGCGTGATCCTCGCTGGCGATATTCCACGTGACCATTGCGGTAACGGCATACGGCGATAGCACGTGCACCTGCAGCCGCAGATCCTCCCACGTGCGAATGCCGAGCCGATCCGCGGCGAACACGCGCAGCGTCGCCCATACCTTGCCCAACATGGCGACCATGCTCTCAGCGGTTTGCTTCAATTTTCGGCCCCCTTTCGACCTATGAAGCGAGCGCGCGCATGTGGCGCACCGCGTGCTCGAAATAGGTCACACCGGGCGCAGCCTCGCGCAGGTGGTACTCGATATGCGGGGCCGTGGCGGGCTTGCGGCCGACGAAAATCAGGCCCCGCACGATCGCCTCGACCGCGGCCGGAAACTCGCGCAGCGGCGACTGCAGCAGTTCAATGACCGTGCCGACGATGCCGAGCACGTCCAACACGCTGTTGAGGCGCACCAGCTTGAAAATCGCTGTCATGTCCTCGCCCACATCGTTATTCGGCACGTTGGCGTAGATATCGCCCTCGTTGAACTCGTCGACCCAAAAGTCGGGCGTGCCGACGATCAGCTTGTCGGCGATGCCACGGCCCCCGTTGTCGTCAAGCTCGCGCCGTGGGTTGCCGAATGTGGAACCGGCCATCAGCTTGTGTGACAGGTGCTTGAGCCGACCCGTGCGGAACTCGTCGAGCAGATCCGAAACGAGCCAGCCGCCTTGCGAATACCCGCACAGCGCGTAACCGGCGGGCACCTCGACCGACGGCCGGGCCTCATGCTGCAGTACCAGGCTCACGCCCTCGTCGACGCCGATCTTGACCGACGGCCCCATTGGAAACACGCTCGCCGGGTACTTGCCGATCGGCTGGAAGTAGTACAGATCCTCCATGCGCCGCGCGAGGTCGGCCGGATATCCGGTCCACATGTCCACGCCGGTGCCCTGAGCGGTCAGCAATACGGGCTTGCTGCTCACAGCGCACCGCCCTTGCGCAGCACGCACTCAGAGCCAGCGAGAGCGCACGAACCGTCGCCGCCGTTGGCGACCAGCACACACGGGCCGCCGCCCTGCGCGCACGACACCCTGACCGGCGGGGGCGCCGGGGTCGTCGGGGCTGGCACGTCCGGTGACGGGGGCGTGTCGTCGAGGGTTTCGAGGAACGTCTTTGCGACGCCGACGAGGAACGGGTCGGGCTTGCCGTCGGGGGTCTGACGAACGCCCCACAGCGTTCCGGCAGCCGCCTGCCTCACGCGGTCGATCGCCCACGCCTCGCCCCGGCGCGCGCTGGCCTCCACTCGCTGATCCCAGCCGAATGCGTGACCCGAGACTGCCCGTCCTGCAAAGGTATCCAGTTCGGGGCCGGGAGCGTACATCGAGCGGTGCGGGAACTGCTTACGCAACTCGCCCGTATCGGGTGCGGCCAGCCAGCGCAACAGTTCCAGCATTTCGCGCTGCTCAGCCGGTGTTAGTGCAGACAAGAATCCATCCTCCGTCGTTGTGTCGATACCGAGGGCCGCCGCGAATGCTGTCGCGGTCAGCCCGTTGGCTGCGTTCATGTCGCAGTTGCCGAATGGCGGGGCACCCTCGGGCAGCCCGCCGCCGTAGCCCTGCCCGTTGGTGTACTGGTGGGCGATCATGCCGGGATAGGTTGGGAGACGGCCGTATCCGGCCACGACGTGCCGAATGCCTGCAGGCTTGCGCGGCCATAGCCGGTCGAGGTCGCCCGCGTTGCCGTAGCCGATCACCCGGCGCCGGTCACCGAGCCATGAGGCGATCGACTCGTATGCCGCGTTGATGCCGTCGGACTGGTCGCCGGTAATCTGCCCGCCCCAGCTTTCGACGTCGATCATTACCGCCATCCGCGGATGCGGTTCGCCTATCTGGGATTTGAGCGTGGCGACGGCCTCGGTCCAGTTGGGCCGCCAGACGAAATAGACGATGAAGAACTTGAGTCGCCCGTCGTCGACCGCCCGCTTGCACCATGCGTAGTTGTTCGACCAATCGAGGTCGCGGTGCGTGCCGTCGTTCGACCGAATGCAGATCACGCGGTATCCGGCGTCGGTATAGGCGTCCGTTACCGGCACCTGCCACTCTGAAACATCGGCGTACAGAGTGTCTTTCGGCTCAACCTCGCCCACGGGCGTGCCGTCGGCGACGATCGGGCCAGGTAGGTACGCCCAAGCGTTCGCGTAACTGTGGTCGATCGGCCAGGCGCTCGGCGCCGTGACGAGGCCCTTTTTACTCGCCGACTCGACGCGCATCCCGTCAATCTCGCCCCACATGTGAGACGACGCGCCGCCGTTGCCCTCATGGTGAAATGCGAGCTTGGCCGCTGCGTCCGCAGGGATATCCTGCGGGCGCGCAACGCGAATCGTGCCGAACGGGCCGACCTCGCCGATATCGAGATAGCGGTATGACTCGGTGGTCGCACCCTCACCCTCGCGTCCCCACTTAAACCGGCCGACGGCCATGCCGAGCACGTCATTCCAGATGCCCGAGCAGTCGGTGCCCTGTCGCAGGTCGGTCTGACTGATCATCCGGCCGTATGCGTACAGGTTGCCCAACCGCGGGATTACGAGGCCCTTAGCGGCCTCGACATTCGCGCGAGTTACTGCCATTGTCAGCCCCTTTCGTTACGCCGGGTCGCCGTAGCTGTGCGTCGGAGTCACGTCTATGACGCCGTTCGCATTCAGGGTTGCGCCGGGATTTAGGGCCTTGCCGTACAGAAACGTGCCATCGGCCTTGCGCACGCCGTAGTGCGTAACCGCCACGCCTGCAGCGACATTCATCTGCTGCGTTGCGCCGGTCGACGATGCGACCGACCCGACCATTGCCGGGGCGCCCCACGCGAATGTCTTGCGGGCGTACCCGCCGCCGGTAATCTCGCTGGCGCCGGTCGCGCCGGGGTCGGCGCTATGCAGGCTCAGCACGTTGCCCTGAGCCAGGATGGCGGCGAGAATGTCGAGCTTGAACTGATTCGTGGCAGCCACGAACAGCCTCCTATTCAGTTGTTTGCTGTGATTGGTCGCTACGGCGGATCGCCGCAGGTCAGCCGGGGTGCACGTGCGCTTCGCCGGCGTTAGCTACTGATATGCGCGGAACCACGCTTGACCACGCGCACCCGCGCCGCCGTCTTGCGTCGAAACCTGCGAGCCTGCACCACCGCCGCCCGGCGCGTTTCCGTTATTGCCGCCGCTGCTCTGCTGCGCGCCACCCGCATAGGGCACGCCGTTGACGGTTTGAGTGCCAGGCGACTTGCCCGCCACAGACGTAATGTCGGCCACCGTTCCGCCCGCACCACCCGCCGCGCTGTGAGTGCCCGCCCAGCCGGTCGCTACCGCCGTGGTCGCGCCGCCGTTGCCGCCGTTACCCGCGCTGCCGATACTGCCGTTACCCGCAGCGCCGCCCGCACCGACTGAGCCGGTGATTGCCGCTGTGGTCCAAGGGATATCGACGCCACGCTCAAGGGTGACGATGAGCCAACCTCCGGCGTCGCCGCCCTTGCCCCACGCGCCGACGAGCGCCATGCCCTTGCCGCCACCGCCGCCGCCGAGCAGAACGACGTCGATATACCGGCACCAGTACGGAATGGTGAACGTGTACGCACCGGCCGCTGCGAACTGCTGCGGCAGCGGCGCCGTCACCGGGAACCGTGCCAGCGCTTCGGTGTAGCTCAGCGACAGTGCCGGGGCCATCAGGTTGAACCGCTCCTGAGCGGTCGCCGAGGCGTAGCTCGTCGAGGTCGCCGCAGCGGTCGCCGCGAGCGCAGCCGCAGCGGTCGACGTCGAGGTGCCCAACGCCGCGGCCACGGCCTTGACGACCGCGGTCGACGTCCAGGTGCTCGACGACGCCGCGGGGGCGTCGGCGAAATAGTGCTCACGGGCTGCCGCGTCGAAACTGCTCACGCTCACCGCCGGTGCGGTCAGGCGCAGCAGCACCGCGGCCTCGTCGTGCGAGACGCTCAGGGCCGCCGCAGTCGCGCGGATGGCGAGCGCCGCCTGCGCTGTGCTGACACTCAGGGCCGCAGCCAGTTCGTGAACGCCCACGATCCAGCCGGGCCGCACCACAGGCTCGGCAGCCGCCGGGGTTGTCGACCAGCCCGCGCCGCGGCGCCCGCTCGGCGGGGGCGTTGGCGCCCATGCCATTAGCTTGCCGTCGGGTCGTACAGCACCGGCCAGGGCAGCGTTGGCTGCAGGTCGTTGTGCTGCCCGCCGTTAGGTGCCGATACGCGCCACTGCTGCACGCCGACGGCCTCGACCCGATGGGCGACGCTGCCTGTCTCGGGGTCGCGCCGCACCATGCCGACCGGATCGCCCGCCTTTACGTTGTTCCATGCCGCCAGAATCGTGGCGACCTGCTCGTCGGTCACCTGGTCGCCGAGGTGCTGTGAAATCACCTTGACGACTTCGGGCGTCGCCTCAATCTCTGCCATCTATCCCAAGCTCCTGTTGAGTAGTGAAATGCCGAAATACGTTCCGATGCCGTCGCCGTCGCCTCGCATCGCGTTGAGGATCGCGGCGCCCGCGTCATACCCCGCCTGCACGTTGTCGCCTGCGTCGAGGTACACGCCGAAACTCGTCTGCGCATACCGGGCACCGGCTCCTGCGCCGAATGCGAAAAAGGCGTACGCGTCGGTGCCTATCCGGTGCGGCACGCCGTTTCGGTACAGCACCGGGGCGACGTTCCATGAGCTTGCAAACGCCGCGCTGTCGATCTGAAACGCAATCTCGACGCGATACCAACCGGCAAGCGACACAGTGAATTTCCCGTTTGGGACGTCGGGCGCAATGTCGGGCGTAGCCAGATCCATTGCGTCGTAGTAGTTGACGGGCGTCAGTCGCCTGCCGCTTTGTATGCCGACCTGTGATGTGTTCCTGCGCGACATTTTCGCGCCCGATCCGGTCGCCGCGGACGGGTCCGAATCAGCGCACCCGACGATGGTTGCTTGCGCCGGTGCGTTGTTGCCGCCGTTGCTTGTCGAGGATATGAACCCCCAACTGCGCTTGTCGCTGCCGACCTGACTAACGCCCGCCGTGTCGGTGTAGTCGATAATCCGGTCGCTGCCCGAGAACACCTGAAAGTTCCGCAGCCCCTTGCCGGTTCCGACCTGCACTCGCAGGTTGAAGTTCGGATTAGCGGGCACATTGGACGCGAAAATGTACTGCACACCGTTGACGAAGCACCCAAGCTCGGCACGGAAGTCCAGCAGCGAGTTGCGGGTGCCCTTGGCGTACACGAACGTGTTCACGGCCGCGTTGCATCGGCCGAGCAGCCAGTTAGCGGCGCCGTTGTCCATTGGGTTGGCGACCGTGCCCGATATCGTCTGATAGTCGGTCAGCGTGTCGCCCGCGTTATGCAACGCGATCACCAGTCGGTCGCCGTCGGCGACCTTGTGCCACACGGCTTTACCGTTCTCAATGGCGAGATATCCGGTACCCGTGCCCGAGTACGTCAGCGTGAACACGGACGGAAACGGGCCGTTGGGGTAGTCGGAGAACTTGACCGCGTACGACTTGCCGCTGTGCGCGTCGCCCGTCTGCTGACCGATCATGTCCTGCAGTTGCAGGGCGCTGGTCTGCACCTGGTTATAGATCGTGCCCATTGCGGCCGCCGCGTCATCGAAGCTGGCGCCGCTGCTGCCCATCCCGAGAAATCGGTTCACCACGTTGTCGAGGTGCTTGCCGATGTCCTGCAGGATATTTCCGGTAAGGCCAATGATGTTCGCGCCCGGCACCGGCGGCATGTTGTTCGTGTTCGTCAACTGCGAAGCGTCGAACGAGCCATCGACGCCGAGGTGCACAATTCGGTTGATCAGATCGCCGATCACGCCGCCGGGGCCGCCCTTGGCCGCGTTGAGGAACTCCTGCCACACGTCGATGCCGAGCAGGTCGGCCAGCCGTGCCGAGAGGCCCTCGACGAGCCGCAGCGGCATGAGGTTGGTCTTGTAGGCGTCCACCTCGTCAAACCACACGCCGCCCGCGGTTGCCGTCTGGCGCACCGTGACCCGCACGCGCGCGCTCTTGACGCCGCTCTCTGGCACCGTGTACTGCCCGCTGACGTCCTTCCAGTCAACCGTGCCGCTCTGCCCCGCCGGTGTGGCGATCAGGGGCCGTCCGACCATGTTCTTGCCCTTGGCGTCGCTGTACGTGACGAGGCCGACCTCAATCGGGCTGCCGGTAGCGACAAGGCCCGACCACTTGACCGAGCCCGCCACGTCGAGCACATGCCCCGGCGTGAGGGCGATCAGGTCGAGGCTCAGCAGATCCTTGATCGTGCCGTCGGCGGTCGTGCGAACCGAGCCCGGCGACAGCTTGCCGACCACCTCGTCGAACAACCACTTGCCCGACGGGTCGATAACCGACGAGGCCGAATCGAACAGGCCGTTAGGCAGCAGACTGGCGACAAACTCGCCGATCTGCGACACCGGCAGCACGCCGATACGACCGGGGTCGATCGGCCCCCACAGGTTCTCGCTGACCCATGCGACCAGTTCGTCGAGGCTGCCCGCCGTGCCAGTGAAACCGAGCACCTGCCCGACTAGGGCAATGATGTTCTCGGGATCGAGTGCGCCGCCGATCAACTCGCCGAGGCTCAGCACAAGCCCCTCGGGACTCGACAGGTCGAGGCCGGTCAGTTCCTTGAGCCCGGCGAGCCACTGCGCCCACAGCGCCGCGGCGTCGAGCTTGGGCAGCTTGCCGGGGTCGGGGCTCATGCCCGACATGGGGCTGCGGTCGATAACAAGCTGCCGCCGGTCATACGCGCGAGGCACTTACGAACCCCCCGCCTTCTGAGCCTTGAGCCATGCAGACTCGGCGATCAGCCACTTGATCGTCACCTCGGAAACGGCGCCGGTGCCGACGAACTCAAGCCACGTGTACTCATCGACACGCAGGGGCAGGTGCTCGGCCGCCTTGGGCGGCAGTTCAACCCACGGCACCTCGCGCTCGCTGTATTCGGTGATCGTGAGCCCGTCGAAACCGGCAGCCGTCTCGAACGATTCTCGGGTCAGCCACCGCAGCACCTCGACGTCGGCGCCCGGCTCAATCGGGATGATCGTGCGATAACTCTTGGTGTACGGCATGGTGGCTACTCCCCTTGCGGCACAACGAGGATCGTCAACTGAGCGCCGTTACGGTTGAACACGTAAACGCCGAGCAGGCCGTCGTTGTACAGGTTGACGTTGATTTGTGCCGTCTGCCCGGCGGGTACGAGTGCGACGCCGTTGTCGGGCGCGACCGCCGCCGCGGAATCAGAGGGCGTCGAGTAGTGCGGCAGAATGTTCGTCCACGAAGCGATGTTGCCGAACCCGCGGCCGATCAGTTGCCCGCTTGTCGGATCGCCGAGGCGCACCTCGCAGCCGATCGTCAGCGGGTCGCTGTCCAGTTCCAGCCCAAAGGCTTTCAGGTGCCCCGTGACGTACGGGGTCCAAGCGAAGTCTTGCGCCTCGACGGTGTACTGCAGGATGCTCTGCCGCCGAGCCGGGCCGGTGAACGGCGTAAACGCCGCCTCGGGCACGGAATACAGCCGCGGGTGCTTGTTCACGAAGTCGGACGGCACCCACAGGCCCGTACCGCCGTCGGGGCGCGGCCTGTCTGCGTCCCACACGATCGACTGACCGTTAGTCGGGGGCTCGCTGTTGTCGTAGTCGGGGGCGTCGGTGATGTTCGTCGACGGGCCGACAGGCCCCTGCGGCGACAGCGCACGAACCTTGATGTGCGGGTTAAGCGATGTGCCGCTGCGGATTACCTCATCGGTGACACCAGGCCCGCGCTCAGACATGGGTATGGTTTCAAACTCGAAAGTGATCTGCGGGGTAGCGCCGGGAGGCCCTGCCGGGCCGGGTCGTACCATCTGGAATGTTGAGCCGGTCCAGACGTACACAACGGTGCCGATCCACCAGCCCTTGCCCTTGTCGGCCGCGGTCAGTTCGTCCTGTAGCTCGACAAGCTCAGTCGGCGATTCCAGCGGGGGCCATTGCAGGTCGACCAGCGGGGCCGGGTCGCCCTTGTCGCCCTTGGGGCCGATCAGAACGTCGGTCGTGATGACGGCCTCGCCGTCGACCATTTCGAGCGTCGCCGCCATACCGCCGGGTGTGTTGCCGTCACCGACAATGCCCATCCACGTTGCCGACAGCAGCGTTTGAAACAGGGCGACCGCATCACCCGTGAGCCGCACCGGAAGCTCGGCCATGTGTGTTGCTCCTATTCAGTTGTAAGAGTGAAACCGGCGGGGGCGCCGGTGAATTGACGTCAGTCGTCCCAGACGATCGACGTCTCGGTGTGCCACGGGGTGCGCGCGTCGAGGTTGGCGCCCTGGTCGACGACGGGGGCCGTCGGGGGCTCGCCAGTCGCGCGGCGAATGAACTCGGCGCGGGCCGCCGCGGAGAGATGCGGCAGGTCGTCGAGGGTCGCGCCGTGCAGTTCGTCCTCGATCGTGTCGGGCGCGTCGACCGGCACCCACTCGACCGCATCCTCGACGACGCCGGGCGTCGGTGGCATACGCCGTTTCTTGATCACGGCCGCAGCCGGGTCGACGACACAACCCGCCCGTGCCAGGTGAAATGCGATCACCGGCAGCAGGTAACGGATGTCGTATCGCCGACCGCGGCTGTCGACGGGGTACTGCAGCGCCTCGGCAATGTCGTACATAGCGTCGGCCACGGGGTCGACGCCGGGCACATGCTCGGGCACGTCGGGCAGCGGGGGCAGTGCGGGTATTTCCACTAGAACATGTCTCCTGATCCGAACAACATGCCCAGCGCGGACCAGAACGCCCCGGCATTACGGGCGACCTGCGCTAGCGGGCTTTCCGATTCCGAATCATCACCAATCGACAAGGCGAACGTCTTTGGCGTCGACTCGTCGTAATGCAGCTTGATCGCTGACACCTGATCGGTATAAAAGATCCGGTCTATTTCAAAATGGCACCGCGTACCGAGGTCGAAATCGTAATACAGCACATGCTGTCCACCATTTCGCACGGACACCTTGAACGCCTGATATGCCCGCGTCTTATGGTGCCCCTCAGCTAACGTCATTGCGGAACTGACCGTGTACGCTGAGCCAGAGCCTTGCTCGAAATGTTCCAGGTAGCCGTACGGACCAGAGCGCAAGGCGCGAACCGGATCGGTCACCTGAATATAGGCCAGCAACATGTTATCGAATTGACCCTGGTAAATTTCCTCCAAGCCCGACGAACCGGGTTGTTGGTAGGCACCAGCAGGCCCCGCCTGAATAATCGCCGACAATTGACTAAGGGCATACTTAATCAAAAAGGTCTGAGTTTGATTAACCCAGCCGGGCGATTTACCGCCTGTGAGAATTTTCTGAGCTTTCGCCCTAAACATCGAATGTTCAGACGAAATGATCTGCGAATAGTCGCCGTCCCGAAAAACGATATCGGGCACCGCCGGGGCGACACCCAATAGCTTGCGGATAAACGGATCGGCCTCGCCGTCGCCGTCACGGTCGACAAATACGAGGCTGCTCAGAATATTGTCGGCAGACACGGCCAGCAGGTCGAGGGCACCGTCGAGCGCAGTGCCCGTGACGCCCGTCGTGCCGCTCATATCCTCGACGGCCAGGACGATGCAGTTACGAGTTGGCCGCGCGAGCTTCTCGCCGACGATGGCGGCAAGCTCGGGGTGCGGGCTGTCCTCGTCCTCTGTCAGCCACGTGTACGCCCGTACGTGACACCCGGCGTACTTGAGCAGCGCGTCGCAGACGTCGTGCGCGACAGACCACCGCGACATGAGCACGCTCAGCCGCGACCTATCGAATATCGGATTGACGAACTGCATTTGCACAGGCCAGTTCAAAGGGTTGAGGTTCAACAGGTTTGACGCCTGTCCCACCCATGAACCGGGATTCATCACCTGCGTGGGCAAGGCCAGCAACGGCCAGTAGTTACGCGCCAGATTGATGAAACCCGTTGTGCTGACGATGGTTCGCGTGTTGCCAGGCAGCAGCCAGGCCCGCAAGGGCTGCACCTCGGGGGCGCTAAACGGCGTGGCGCCGAATAGCAGGTGCTTCCAATGCTCGCGGTTGTGCGCACACTCGAATGTCACTGTGCGCTGACCGTTCTCGTTACGTCCAACGCGCACATTGGTGACCTTGGCGCCCCACCGCCACCGCCATGACCGCCGGTGCGGGTAGGGGTCGATCGTGATGTGCAGATCCTCGTCTTTGCGCACGTCGGTGCGCAGGAACTCGACGAGCCAGTCGTCGCCGCGCAGCACAATGTCGCCCTGCCCGGTGTCGTGCAGCATTTCCTCGGCGTTGACCGACTTCTCAGCCGCCACAGTGCCGATGTATTGCATTTGGTTGTCCCACAACCGAATGAGCGGCTTCTCGCGAGCCTCGGCGTCGATCAGGTCGCGCTTGAGGTCGAGGTACCGATACGCCTCGATCGGATTCTTGAGCGGGTCAGGTACACCGTTGGCGCCGATCGTCGGCGGCACCCACAGCTTGCGTCCGTTCTGTACGTACATCAGGACCACGCCATGCGGTAGTGCTGCGGCATGATCGCGGTAACCGACCCGTTCGGGTTGTCGTGCGTCACCTTGATATTCGCCACGGTGCGCGGGGGAATCTTGCCGTCGAAACCGATACCGCCAGGGATGCGCCGCTGCGCCGGGAGTCGCGCGGCCGTCACGTCGTGCAGCAGCAGATCGAGCAACTGCGCACCGCGCAGGTACTTGTAAATCTGCGCGTCGACCGGATCTTTCTCGGTCGTGATCGTGCGCTTAGTCGGGTCGGTGTCCACCAACATGTACGAGCCGTCGGTGCTGTAGAACTTGGGCAGCTTGACTATTGGGCCTTCGTTGCCGTCCTGAATCGACACCTGCCCATGCCCGGTAACCATGTACTTGGGCCAGGACTCCCACGTGCCGCGGTTCGGGATCTGGATAAGCCCCTGCGCCACACCGTCGTTCGCTACGAGGTTGGTAAGGTCGGCCTGCCACGACTTGCTCAGCGTGCGCTTGGCGTAGAACGGCCAGGGCGCGTGCAGAACGATGTTGTACTGCTGACTGTTGTTGTCATGCGCCGTCGGGTCGATAGACAGGGCCGTCTTGCTCGCCTCGGCCAGGATTACGGCCAGCCACCGCCAGCCGTGCGTGCGAGTGAACGAACCGAGGAAACCGGGCACCGTCTCAGACAGAGACGACCACCAAGAATCCTCAATGAACCTGTAGGAGAACGGGTTAGGTTCCTCGACGCGCTCGGCGTTGCCATTCGGCTGAATGACGACGCCGAGGCTGATCGTGCGCTTTTTGTAGTTGACCCGCTCAGGCTTGGCGCCGATCGTGTACGCGCCCTCGCTGTAGAGAATCTCAAACTCGGGCTGCATGACGCCCTCAAGCTCGCGGGCCAGGGCGACGCCTTGACGGCCGCGGAACGGCCCGGCGAGGTTCCACACCTTGTTGTTGCTCGGGTGGATATAGACCCACTTGGTTTGCGTCGACCGCAGGTACTCGCCGTTGCGGCCGAGGTCGTGCCAGTTGGTCATCCGGCGCCACGACGGGTGTGCCGGATTCTCGGGGCCGTACAGTTCGTTGCCGTAGGCGTCGCGGTCGTACTTCGGCGGATCGAGATAGAAGTCGTCGTGTATGCCGGTGAACTCGGTCACGGCTGCGTCACCCCGTATTCAGTTGTCAAAGTTTTGTTAGCTGGCGCAGCGGGCCGCCGCAGGTCAGAGACCAGATCGGCGGCCCGCCGGCACTTAGCTGAAACCTCGCTGCGCCTATGTGCGGTAGCGAGTGCGCCCGTTCAGTTCGGTGCGCATCGTGGTTTGCACGGCCTGCGGGTCGAGCCCAACAGGACCGTTGAAGTTCACGACGTCACCGGCCGGGCCGGGCAGGGCGCCATTCGCCTGCCCGTGCTGCGTTGTGTCAGGCGCGAACGCCGACATGGCACCGACGGCGCCCTCGGCGAGCGAGGTGCCGCCTGCAACCGCCGGGTTGAACTGACCGGGGGCCAGTTGCGGGCTGCCGCTCTGTGCATCCCATCCGGCCGCAGGATCGCCCACAGCGCCCGGCAGCGCGGACATGAGCCCATCGAGCCCGACCGCCTGCCCCACGCCGTCAGCGAAGCCACCAGGCCCCTGCGCGCTGGCGACGTTGTTGCCCGAGAGCAGGCCGCCCGCGAAGTTGATACCGGCCATGAGCGACTTAACCGTCGGCCACTCAAGCGGATTGCTGAATAGCGACCCGTCGAGGCCGATCGACTCAAGCACGCCAGACACGAACGTCTTGCCGAAGTCAGCGCCAGACAGGCCGCCGCTCTCGCCGTTCGCGCCCTCGGTGAGCTTGCCGCGCTCGCGCAGTTCCGCATCGGCGCTTGTCACCTCAGTGAGGCGATCGTGTGCCTTGGTTTGCGCCTCGATCGCGTCCTGTAGCTCGCGCTCCTTGACACTGAGCGAGTGCTCGGCATCGCCGGTGTCCTTACCGGCCGTGCGCAGTTCGTCGACTCGGCGCTGCGCCTTGTCACGGGCGTACGTCGCGTCGTCGACGCGCTGGTCGGCATTCTTGGCCGACGTCGTGGCGCTGTCGACCCTGCGCGACGAGGCGCTCAGTTGCGACTGCGTTGCCGGGCTGTACGAACCGCCCGGCGAGGTGCTCGACCCGATGGTCGTCGCGTCGCCGTCGAGGCCCGTAAACGCCTCGGGTGGCAGGTGCATACGGTTGGTGAACTGAGAATCGTCAGCGCCGACAGCCGAGCCACCAAACTGCCCGTTGCCCGCGGCGCCGCCCATCTCAAAGTGCGTGCCATCCGGCAGCGTCGCCGCCGTGTGCCCGCCGCCAGGACCGCCGTCATACCAACCGATCTGCAGCGAGCCCGACGGACCAAGGCCCGGCTTGAACCCGCGCGCCGCCAGTTCGTCACCCTCGCTCGCCGTGGCGAAACGAGAGCCGAACGGATCACGGCCGGTCGCGTAGTTGGCGATCGCCGAGACAGCGCCCGAGCAGTCGCCCCAATTGACACCGCCACGCACGTACGGCTTGCCGTCGACACCGCGCGCGAACTCGACCAGATCGTCGGCACTGACGAGGCCGCCCTCGGCGAACCGCGGCAGCATCCCGCCGAGGATCTTGTCGAGGGGCACACCGGCGTTGAGCGCTTGCAGCAGCGGCAGGTACGCCTGCGTGGTACGTGCGTTGGTGACGAACTCGCCGTTAGCGACCCGCACCATTGCCGGGAACCCGAGAATGGAATCGCTTGTGCCGGTGCCGGGGCCGCTGATACGGCCGCCCTCGGCGTAACCGCGCAGCGGGCGTGAGCCCTGAATGTAGCCGCCGCTCGCCGCACCGCCGAGCCCGACCGCGTTCAGCACGGCGCCGCCTGCGCCCTTGAGCGCATCCGTCACGGTGCCAATGCCGTTCACGATCTTGTCCCAGATACCGCCGATCGCGCCCCACACGGTCGTGATGACGTCCTTAACGGCGTTGAAAGCGGTAACGATTCCGTCCTTGAACACACCGACGCCCGTACCGATCTTGTCGAGCGCCCCGGTGAACAGATCCCAGATCGCCGACACGCCAGCCCACCACGTCGAGATAGCTCCGCCGATCGCGCCGAACGCGGGCACTGCGACGTTCTGCCACAGCCACATGATCACGTCGCCAACCGCACTGATCGCGGGCTGCACAAAGCCCCAGACCGCTTGCACGGTCGACCACCACGTCGAGATAACGGCCGCAATGCCGTTGAACGCTGGCACTGCGACGTTCTGCCACAGCCAACCGATCGCAGCGCCCAGCACCTTGAGGGCCGTCACTACGTTGTTGAACTGCCACTTGACGAGCGCCGCATAGAACCGGCCGAACGCTGCGACCGCAGGCTGAATGAAGTTCCACACAGTCTTGATCGCATCGCCGATAGCCGAAAACGCTTGCTTGGCAACCTCGCCGAGCCGCTGCATACCGGGCTGTATCGACTCCCACGCCTTACCGAGCGTGTTCTTAATCCACTCCCACGCAACCTTGACGGCATTCGTGATCGCGGGCCAAATCTTCTCCCACAGCTTGCGACCCGTCTCGGTCTTGGTAAAGAACGCCCACAGACCCGCGGCCAGCGCAGCCACCGCCACGACAATGACACCGATCGGGTTAGCGGTCAGTGCCGCGTTCCAAAGCCATTGCACCGCAGTAGCGATACGGCCAGCGTTGGAGTAGGCGAGCATCGCCGTGTTGTAAATCGCCATGCCGATTGCCATTGCCTTGACGGCGCCGACTGTGACGAGCAGCAGCGGGGCCAGGGGCGCGAGCCCGGCGACAATGGATGCGATCGGCGGGGCGATCGTGGCGAGCGTGCCAGCCCACGGCGTGAACGCCGAGACGAGCGCGGGCAGCACCGGCGCGAGGCGCTCCATAACCTGCGACAGTGCGGGCATGAGAATTTGCGCCATCTGCACCAGTCCCGGCACGGCCTGCTGAATCGCAGAGCCAATCGCCTTGAAACCCGGCGCGAGGGCAGGTGCCGTCACGCTGCCGATCTGCCGGATACCGCTGATCACCGGGCCGAGAACGCTTGCAATGTTGTCGATCTGCTGCTTGAGCGTCGCAAACACCAACTGCATTTGCGTGCCGTCGATGTTGCGCAGCCACTCGCCCGCCTTGAGCAGAGCCTCGTTAATCCCGGCGCCGGTGCCCGCGAACGTGTTCGCCGCGGTAGCAGCGAACTGAATCAGGCCGCCCGTCAGACCAGCGATGCCCGACTCGCCGAGGAAGTTCTGAAAGAACCGATCCGACGCGCCGATCATCTGATCGAAAACGCCTGTCGCGGCAAGGTTGTTGACCGTACCGGCGACCTCGCCGAACACGTTGCCAACTGTCGTTGCCAGACCGCCCAACCGGGGCCGCAGGCCGTCGAGGGCGCCGCCGAGCCACACAAACGGATCGCTCAGCGACTTGCTGAAATTGTCTGTAATCTCTTGGCGCAGTGAGCGAAAGGCCGTGAGCAGCGGGCCGAGGCGCTCGCCGATCATCTTGTTAAACGTCTCGTCGGCGTCGGCGAATTGCTTGTTAAATTCCTTGGCGCCGTCAGCCAGGCCCTTGAAACCGAGCTTGGCGACGATCAGCGCCGGGCCGAGCAGACCGGCCACCGCGCCCGCCGCTACGCCAGCCGCGGAACCGACGAGGGTCAGCGCGCCGACGAGGACATTGCCCAGCGTCGTGGCGAGAGCCGAACCGACGCCGATCAGCAGTGAGGCGCCGACGGTAAAAAGTGCCATCATCTTGGCCGCGCGTGTCATAAATGACAGCAGCTTGCCGACTGCGGCGAGTACGAGAATCGCGGACGTGACACGGGTTATCTGTCGGGCCACTCGATTGGCGAGGCCCGCGACCATCGCCAGCATTCCCGCGAGCTTGCCGAGGCTGACACCGGCGACCATCTTCAAGGCCGTGGCACCGGCGAGCAGCGACATAGCCATGCCGCGCGTGAGCTTGCTTGCCACGCTGACGACGGTCGCCACGGTCCCGACATGCTTCACGACAGATCCGGCCGCGGCGCCCGCCATCTTGAATCCCAGTGTGACACCGCGCAACCCGCCGCCGATCCCGGCAGCGGCAGACGAGAATCCTCGCCTAAAGCGGTTGCCGTATTCACGGCCGTCTCGCTCGCCCTGCCGTTGATCGACGCGCGGGTGCACAGTGATGTTGTCGGCCGCCTTGGCGGCCCGGCGGATACCCGAATAGACCTGACTCGTCTCGGGAATGACTGTCAGGTAGTACGTTGCGGCCATTACGCCCCCTCTGCTGCCTTGCGCTTGCCCTGGTGCTTTTCACGCCAACGCTTTTCACGCTCGGCGCGCATCTGTAGGAACTTGCCGACCGTCGTCTTGGTTGCGACGGTCGAACCGACCTGTACGTACTCGGAATCGGTGTCTTGCTTGTCGCCGTCGGTGGGCCGCGGGAACGGGTCGGGCACGTGTCGCGGATTCTTCTTTTGCGCATCCTCAGTCCGCTGCCACAGCCCAATCTTGAGCGCGTCGATTACGTGCGCGAGCAGGTAATCGGTTGTATTCCAACCCTTCTCAAAGGCATGGAATATCGCCGTGTTGGGAGGTGCTGCGAAAATGAATGCGTACAGATCGGCCCATGACATCGTGCCGTCGTCGAACTCGCGGCCCGCGACGATCAAGTCGCGCCGTATGGCGTCCTCTACCTGCCGCGACGCCGCGCAGACCTGCGAGATTTTCCCTCAATCAGGCCGCCGTCCTTGCCCCATGCCTCGACGTACTCGTTCCAAGACTTCTCGTCGAGGCTGTCGAGGATTTCGAGAGCGCGGTCGCTGGCGTGCATTTCGATGAGCGCGAACGTGCGCTCAAGGTCCGACAGGTGCGCGTGCTGGCGAATCCATCCCGGCGGGGGCTTGCGCAGGCACCGCTTGACGGCGATCGTCGAGCCCTCGGGGAAGTCGGCGACGCCGTACTCGGTGTCGAAGTTCTCGGCGTCGAACTTGCCGACGAACAACTCGGCACCCTCGGGGTACTCGTCGCGCCATTCGTCGAGGATCTCGTCGCGGATCGCGGCGAGGTCGTCGTCGAGCACCTGGTCGCTGGTCTGTTCGGTCTGGTCAGTCATCTTGTCGTGCCTTTCCTGGTGTGTTTCCTGGTGTGCCCCTGGTGTTTTCGGTAGAACGGGAAGCACCCCGCGCGCCCACCAGGATTAAGCGCGCGGGGTGCCGGTCTGTGCCGGTACTAGACGGCGACGGTTACGCCGTCGTCGCTGTACTGGGTGACGTGATTGCCGTCGGTGCCCTTCAAGACCTTGAACGTGGGCTCAAAGGCCATCGGGGCGTTGTGAACGAGCTTGATGTCGGCCAGGGTGGAAAGCTGCGCGATCTGCGCCACCTGCCGAATGATCTTGTCCTCGTAGACGGAATCGAGAACCAGGCTGCACCGCTTGGGCAGCTTGGAGTTGATGAGCACCTTCATGCGTGCGCCGTGTGCCTCGGTCGCGGCCGTGGTCGACACGTTGCCCGCGCCGAAAATGGCGGCGTTCACCTCGGGCGACAGCACCTGAAACAGGCTCATGCTGTACTCGATCGAGAACTTGTCTCGCAGCGCCCCGATTTCGTCGCCGCCCCACACCTCAATGGGCGTGGTCTGGCTGTCGATCTTGATGGTTACGCCGTCTGCGGAAACGAAACCGAGGTTCTTGAACGCATCGGCGAGGGGCTCGTCGACGTCCTCGGGCAGTTCCGTACCGAACGGCGCGAACCACAGGCCGCCAACGGTTTCCAGGTCCGACGGCGAGGCCGCGAACACCTTGCTTGCGTCCCCCAGAGCCGTGGGCGTCACGGGTCCGGTCATATTGCACTCCTATCTGCGCCCGCGTGCGGGCACTGTGAATCACCCCCGAACCCGTTTGGCCGAGGGAGGTACTTGCCTGGTGTGTTTGCTGAATTAGGCCGCTGCGGACGATCACCGCAGGTCAGCCGTGGTATTCGAGTCGCTCGCCTGCGTTAGCTGCGCTCGGGGCGCAGGCCGATCGTCCAGAACACCGCCGACTGCATACCGGGGAGCGGCACGCGCTTGTCGTCGAGGCTCGCCGGGCCGAACTCATGCTTGGCGCCGGTGATCCACACCTCGCCGCCGGGATCGTCAGCCGCCGCGGGCACGACGATGTGCTTGTGCACGGCGTGCAGCATCAGCCGGTGCAGCAGATCCGCGTTGCGCTCAAGGCGCACAAGGTCGTCGTCGAACGTGCGCAGCCGAATGAGGCTGTGCTGCAGGAACACGTCGGTACTTGTGCCAGGCCGCGACAGCAGCGTGTACGACGTCGGCGAACCCTCGGGCACCACCTGCGACACCGGCAGCGGATTAGTGCGGGCCGCCAGTTCGTCGAGCAGGTACCGGCGTGCGGCCGTCAGCGGGCCGACCGGCGGAACGAGAACGGTCACGGGCCGAGCCCCGCAGACACCTGCATGAGCGGGGCGACGTCCTGCTCGGCGGCCACCGCCTCGCCCGACTCAGCTCGCACGTACACGCGTACACGGTCGCGACCGACGCGCGTCTCAGTCTCGTAACCCTCGCCCGCGCCGTCGATTTCGGTTTGTGAGTCCGCGATCGCGGCGGCCTGGTCGCGTAGCTCGGCGCCGATCCGCTCACACTCGGCGATCACGCCGGGCATGGTGCGGATCATGTTGTGCTCGCTGTACGGCATGTCAAGCGGTCGGTACGGCACGTTTCTCCACCTTCCGCAGAATCACGATGTAACCGGGCCGGAATCCGAACGGGCCGCCGTTGTAGTCCTCGACGTCGCCGTGCACCTTGAACTCGCGACCTAGCCAGTCCTTGACCAGATCGCCGTGCGCCCAATCGTTTTCGGGCGTAACCATGCTGTACTCAGTGACCACCTGACCGGCCTCGGCAGGCGTCATGCTCGGGTCGTTTACCCGCTTGCGCAGGCTTGTGACCCTGCGCGGGAACGTGACCGGCTCGACGATCGGCTGCCCGGCTGCGTTCTCGCCAGTCTTGAGGGTCGTCGTGTGCTCGACAGTGAACGGCGTCGGGAACATCAGTACCGCTCACTGCCCATCGAAACCGACGACATGCCACTGCAGTACGGCCGCAGCCGCATTTTCATGTCGCGCGTGAGGAATGGCCGCGGCGAGGTACCGCCCTCGGCGAACGCGACGCCGAAACCGTCAGCCGACAGGTTCGTCGTTTCCGGCAGTATTTCCTTGGGTCGCGTCAGGACTGCCGCCACCATTGCCGCCGTCACTCGCGTGATCGGCCCCGGCGTCGGGTCCGGTACCGGATTCGGCCACAGATACCCCGCTACGAGGTCGCTTGCGTCCTGCAGCAGGTCGTTTACGTCCGGTAGCGCCTCGGCCAGATCCGGCCGCTGCAGCGCCCTTAGCGCGGCCTGTACGTCGGCCGTCGTCGCCAGTGTCATTGCCTGCCCCCTCGCTGTGCTCGGTCCAGTTGGGATCGGCCGCGACGAGCGCGGCCAGCAGGGAACCCGTAGGTGCCCCGATGACCGCGCCCGTCAAGCCGTGCCGATAACGCACCGGCTATGCGGTGACGTCAGGCGTAACCACGCCGACCGGCGTCTGATTGGCGCCAACCGACGTTGCCGAGACGCCGAGCACGTAGGCGAACCGTGCCTTGAGGCGCAGGGCCACCATGTCGCGCTCGGCGAGGTTGATCTGATTCTCGCCGGTGCCGAGGGTCGCCTGATCGAGGAACTTCACGGTGATGTCCTGCCGCACGCCGATCTTGACGCGCGAGGAATCGGCGATCACGCCGACCGCGGAAGTGGGCGCCCACGCACCATTGCGGTTGAAGTGGGTATTGAAGCCCAGGAACGAACCGTCACGGAACGCGAGGTTTCCGTCGGCGTCGCGGACGTTGGCGACCTGGTACCGCAGCGCCAGGCTCGACAGCAGGGTATCGGGCGCCCACCCGGCAAGAGCGACCTTCTCGGCGACCTTGTTGGACGCGCCTACGAGGTCGAACTCGTTTGCGACACCGGAGACGTGCGCGATTGCCTGACCAGCCGCCACAGCGGCCGGGACGAGCGCCGGGGAGACCCAAGACGCGGGCTTGTCGATGCCGAAAATGACGGCCTGGTCGAGCTTCTTACCGATGGCCTGCCCGCCCTGCTCGGCGACCTCGGTCAGGATTGCGACCGTTGCGTCGTCGATCACGGCCTCGGGCACCGGAATGATCACGGCGACTTCCTCGGCCACCAGTGTGCGGTTGGCCCAGGTGACCTTGCTCGTCGGGATGACGCCCTCGGGCTCGGTGGCGGACTCGCCGACCCAACCAGCCTCGGGCAGGGTCGCCAGCACCGGCAGGTGCGTGGTCTTGGTGCCCATGTTGACGTTCTGGAACGCCGACAGAACGGTGCTGCCCTGCTTCGCGGCGGCGAGCAGCGTGTCGCTGTACGCCTCCTGAATCAGGGTAGCGACCTCGGCGCGGGAAATGTCAGCCATTGCTAACCTCTCTATTCAGTTGTTGTTGTGATCAACCGCCGAGGTCGCCCCCGTACGGAAGTTGTGAACTACTCGCCAGACCGCAAGCGCCGCAGCGCTTCTACAGCCTTGACCTTGGGATCTTGCGAGCCGGAATCGGCGCCGGTTGCGCCGCTCTTGAACCCGCCGCCGCTGCCAGCCGGGTTGCGCTTCTTGGGCGCCTCGGGTGGCTTGGGGGCGTTCTCGTCGCGCCATGCGATCAGCGCGTCGGCAGACGCGATCAACTCGGCCTCGGTCTTACCCGTGAGCGACGCGACCGGCACGACCTTGCCGGGCCGATTGGCGATGCGGTCGCGCAGGCGATCGAACTCTACTGACTCGGCGCGACTTTCGGCCGCCGCGGCACGATCGAGTGCCTTCTGCAGTTCGGTCTTTTCGCCTTCGCGGATTGCGTCAAGCTCGGATGCCTTGACCTTGAGGTCGTCATAGTCGCCGAACTTGGCGCGCTCGCGTGCGGCGCGCTCGCCTGCGATCCGATCGACGTCGGCCTGTGTGAAGGTCTTACCCTCGCCCTTGTCGCCCTTGTCGCCCTTGTCGCCGCCCTTGTCGCCACTGTCGGCGGGTGCGCCGCCTTCGGGGCCGTCGGCCGGTGTTTCGTTGTCTGCCATTGTGATTGCTCCTGTTGATCCGTTTTCAGCCCGTCGGCATATGCCAGCCGTTTATGCGCAGGCCGTCCGCGCTCCACCCCCGTGTACGGGGTAAATCTGTTGTGTGTCAGTCGGTGCGGGCGTTCTCGTACGCCTGCGCCGCCGGTGAGCGGTTGAGCATGTCGAGCAGCATCAGCCGGTACCCGCGGCGCCACATGCGCGCCGGGGCGCCGTTGCCCGCGTACGGGTTTGGGGCGCCGACGGCCGCCGCACGGCCTGCCCGGTGCGCTGCGATCAGTGCGTCGCGGTTCACTGCAGGAAGTCTCCGACTAGTGCGCTCTGCTTCCAGCCACGGCCAGCGAGAACGGCCTCGCGTAGCGACGCCCTGGTCACACGGCCGTGCTGGTCGAACCAACCCGCCATTTCTTCGCTCATGTACTTGCGGGCCGTTGTTTCGTTGACACTCCACAGCTTTCGCGCATCGAACTTGGAGACGTACGGGCGCTTGATCATGTACCCGTTGGTTGCGGCCTCAGCTGCCCAATACTGCTCGGCGACCATTTCCTGAAACCGCCAATACAGCAGTTCCTCAAAGGATTTGCCGGTGTGCCCGTCAGCGCGAGCCTGAGTCATAAAGTTACGCTTGCGAATTGACTCCACCGACCCGCCGTACACCTCACTCTCGGCCTCGACCTCATCCCAGCCCTGCTCGATAAGCTCAAGCATTCGGTCGATCTTGGCCTGATCGGCGGCGAGCTTCTCGGCCTCTTTCGCGGCAGCCTTTGCGGCAGCGGCGTTTTCGCGGGCCTCGATTCGTTCCATTTCGTCGAGCAGCCGGTTTTGCAGATCGTCGTCGCCGACCTCGATCGCCGCGGATAGCTCGGCCTCGATATCGTCCAGCGTGCGTTTCGGCTTGCGCGTGCGCTTGGCCTTGGCCGCCGGTGCGGGCTCGGGCTCGGGCTCGGGCTCGGGCTCGGGCTCGGGCAGGCCCAGCAGCTTGGCGATTTCCTCGTCGGCGCGTTCGTAGTAGGCCATCGCGTGCCGGTGCTCGTCCTCGGCGTCGAGCCACTGCCCCACACGGTGCAGCCGCACGCGCTCATTGCCGCGGGTTTCCATCGCGCGGGCAATCACGTTGGGAGACAGCAGAACGCCGTCAGAATCGCGCGAGACGGCCTCGTAATCGGCCAGCCAGTCGTGCACGTAGCCGGGCGCCGCGTAGTCGACGCCGTTCTCGCGCAGCGGCACGACGAGGCACTTGCAATGATCGTGCCCCTTGGCGTCTTTCCGGTGCGGGGCCTGCGTTGCGCTCGCCTCGCTGCGGTACAGCCCCGGCGCGGTGCGTTGATCCATCGTCAGGACGCGGGTTGCCAGCATTCGGCAGTACCCGCAGGCGTTCGCCGAGGCGTGCCGCACCCACCGAGCCCCCTCGCGCTCGGCGTTGTCCAGCACTGTGCGCCGTGACGAGTCGAACACTGCCCGTGTAGCCGAGCCTCGCAGTGCCCGCAGCGGATCGCTCTGCAGCAGCGACCAGCGGCCGTTTGCGGCAAGCTGGCTCGGGTCGGGCAGCGCGGCGGGCTCAGGCGTGAATGCCTCGGCGCCGCCGGGCTGCTCGGCGTACCACTGCGTCGAGAGGTCGGCCGCCGCGGCGAGGAACGGATCGGCGAGCGCCGGATAGGCGTCGGTGATCAGCGCCAGGCCCTCGCGCTGCGTCGCGTCGGCGAGGCGCGGCACGATCGTGTCGACCGCGCGGCCGATGCTGCCCGCTAGCTCATTGAGTACGCCTTGAAACTCCGGTGCCGCCGTCGTCATCTGCTGCGCCCTCGCCCTCGTCGTCGGGCGCCTCGTCGTCGAGAACCTCGTCGACAGGTGGCGCGTCGGGATCTTGACCAGGGGTGCCAGCGGCGAGCAGCTTGTCGACCAGATCCTTTGCGCGAGTGCCGCGCAGGGCATCCTTGATCGCCTGTATCTGCTGCTGCGTCATGCCGGGCACCATTGGCAGCAGGTACTCGATCGGCACGCCCTGCTGCGCGAGCTTCACCACGCCGTCGACGACAGCGCCGAACGAACGGGCCTCGGTGTCACGCCAGATAACCTCGGCGGCCTTGTCGGGCGCCGTCTCGCCGTCGGAGTCCATTTCGACGGCCAGGCGCATGACCTGCTCCCACGACTCGCCGAAACTCTCGCGCTTGTTGGCGAGTTTCAACTGCTCGCGGTGTTCGGCCGCCGCCAGCGCCTCGGCCGACACGTTCACGACCTTGACCTGTGACGGGCTGATCTGAGCCTCCATGACGACGTGCTCCACCATTTCGGCCAGAACCGCGTTGTACGGCTCGACCGATGCGGGAGGGAACGCCTGCGCCTTGACCTCGGGATCTTCAAATGTCCAGACCCGCAACGCCGATGCCTTGAGCACCTCGTTTTTGCTGCCAGTCCACCCGGTGATCACGCGCTGCGGATTGGCACCGAACCGGCTCACAAGCAGCCGGTCGAAGTTCACACAGTTGATCGCCTTCTGCATCCCGATCAGCGGCTCGATTTCGCCGACGATCATGTCGTCGGCGTCGCGGTCGTTGACAAAACGCACGACAGGGCACACCGGGTTGCCGTCCTCGGTCGCGCCGTGCGCGATCACATCATCGACGTTGTGCAGCGTCACGGGCTTGGTCGAAAACTCGACCTGCCCCTCGGCTGTCGTCGGCAGCGCGCCGAGGTCAAGCTCGTACATGTACCGCTCGTCGTACAGAACGCCCCGCAGGTGCGGCTTGGCGTCCTTATTCGTCACCCACGTCTCAAGCGCGTACTGCGGCCAGGCGTCGAGCACCGGGTCGTCGTAGACGGCGATCAGCCGCCGCGGCGACCGGCACCGGAACTCGGGCGTGCCGTCGACACCGGGCGTCACGACGACATACGCGGCGCCGTACTGCACGGCCGGGCGATGCACCTCGGCCTGCCGGGCGTCCATGCGGTTGGCCTGCCATATGCGCCACGCGGGATCGTTCTGCTGCGCGGCGATCGTGCGGTACCCGACGACGCTCAGCGATTGCGCGAACGAGTTGCGGATCATGCGCAGAATGTTCTTAATGCTCAGGCCCGCAAGCTCTTTCACCTCGTCGCTTGCCTCGTCGGGCACGTTCGGCTTGCCGCGCTTGCCGTTGGTGTACTCATAGATCCGGTCGAACGTGCCCTTATCGCCGAGGTGCAGTTGATACATGTCGGCGACGACCTTGCCGAGGCTTTCGCCGTCGAGCGCGTCCTCGGGCCAGTCGATACCGTCGTCGTCGTCGAGCACCTGGTCGTCGACATATGGCTGCGGGATCACGCGGCCCCCTCTCACACGAACATTGCGCCGCCGCTGCTGCGCTTGGGCGCGTCGAGCGCGCCGAGCAGAGCCAGGCTCACGGCAACTAGCGGATGGATTACGCACGTCGGGTCGCGGCGGTCCCAGCCCCAACCGCCCGCGTCGCGGATCGGTCGCTTACGGGCGCCCTTGAGGGCCTCGGTAACGTCGGTCTGGTCGCCGTGTGTCAACGTGTCGTTGTTGACGTTGTTCTCAAACAGGCCGCACGCCTTAGCCATATCTCCCGCGCCGGTAACCCGCACCTTGACCTTGCGCCGTTTCAGTTCGGGCACAAGGGCCTTGGCGGGGCTGGCGTCGTCAATCACCACGGGCATGCGGCGCCCGGCACGCTCGACGATCCAATCGACGGCCGCCGCGGTGTCGGTGCCCGCCCATACCTGCTCGACGTGGCGACTCTCGTCGTCCATCAGCCAGCACGCGGCGACCGACAGTGCGCCGCCGTGAGACATGTCGACGCCGAGGGCGCTTGGCTTCTCGCCGTCCTCGGGGCCGAACTCGTCGGCGAGGTCGCGCCACACGGTCGCCTTGACGACGGCCATATGCACGGCGATCTTGTCCCAGATGCCCATTGCCTCGCGGCGAAAGCTGTCCATTGACAACGCTTTTCGCATACGCATGATTGCGCGGCGTGACGTGCGGTGCGGGTAGCTCGGATTCATCTTGCGCCACTGGCGCTCGTCGTCGGGGTCGGCGTCCTCGTCGGCCGATATCTCGACATAGCCCACGTCGTCGGACTCGCCGTTAAGCGCGTCGTTGCGCAGGTTGGTGAACACCTCGCCGGGATCGGTTGGTTTCGGCGGCGTGCCTGCGAACAGAATCAGACCATTGGGCGACGCGTTGGTCGCTGGGATCATGTCATCCATCGCGTTTTCGGTGAGGATCTGAGCCTCATCGAAAATCAGCACGTCGACCTTGGCGAAACCGCGGCCGAACCCTTTCTCACGGGCGCCGAACAGGATTCGGCTCCCGTTGGTGAACAGCACGGCCTCTTTACCGTTGCCGGTGAGCACCTGTTGCACGTGCGGGGCGATTTCCTCGCGCTTGGCGAGGCCCTGCATTGACTTGAACGTCTCGGCGGCCGTGCGCGTCCGGTGAGCGGTCCAGATAACCGTTGTGCCGGGCGTCATCTTGCACAGCGCGAACACGACCGCGCCGAGAAAATAGGTCTTGCCGGTCTGGCGCGGAATCGACATGGCGAACATGTCGGCCGCGTACAGCCCGTCGGATCGCTTGGCGCAGACCAGCTTTCCGAGGTCGTCCTGCCAGCGGTCGAACTGCAACCCCATATTGACGTTGCACTCATGGCGCACCGACGGCCACGACGTCGAGGTGATTCCGTCGGGCTTGATTACGTGGCGAGCAACCTCAGATAGCCGCAGCGGCTCAGACGTCCGAACCATCGAAAGCCTCGTCGGCCGGGGCCTCGGGCTTACCGTCGCCGTTCTGCTGGCGCTGCAGGTCTATCGTCTCGATTTCCTTTGCAATTTCCATCGAGCGACGGGTGAGCGCGGCCAGGTCGCGCGCGGGCGTTTCGGGGTCGGCGATTGCCTCGACCACCCGCTCTTGCATGGCGACGAGTAGGCCGTAACGGTCCTTATCGGCAGCGGCCTGCGTGATCGACTTCGCGGCCATCAGCAGCCACCGCCCGCCAGCACCGGGCACACCTCGCCGTGAGCCTGCGCACGGTCGGCGAGGTCGGGCGTGGTCACGTATACCGGCGCCGAATCAGCGCCAGGCTCGGGCACTGCGACCTCGAAACCGATCGACAGTACGATCGGCTCGCCGCAGGCCGGGCACGGAACCTCGATAGTGCTCGGTGCTTCCATTGGTCTGTTCTCCTGTGTGTTGGTCGGGACTAGGGCACGGCGTTGCTCAAAACGGCCTTTCGGGGCGTTGACGTGCAGGGATGATGCTTTGCCGGCGTTTGCTGGCAATGAAGAATGAAGCGGGCGCGGCAGGAATCGAACCTGCAACCGGCGGCTTTGGAGACCGCTGCTCTACCGGGTTGAGCTACACACCCTCGGGCTCAGGCGCGTGGCGGCCAGTTCCAGCAACCCGGCGTCGGTGCGTCGCCCTCGGCGTGCCGCACGGACTCGTTGAAAAACAGGCCCGTCGGGTTGAGCACGCACAGGCTCACGACACCCGCGCCGAGCACGGCCGTGATGACCGCGGCGCGGGGCTCGGGCAGGTACTCGCCGCCGGGCGTGCCGTACGACTGGTAATGAACGATGCGGCCGACAGTCGGCGTCATGGCGTCCTCTCAGAAGGGTGGCGGGCCGCAATGGCGCCGCAGTTCGTAGACGCTGCCGACGGGACTGCCGCACAGCGTCGGCAGTAGCTCGTCGTACTGCTTCTCAGTCAGGGGCAGGGCGCCCTCGTCGATCACCAGGGCGTCGAGCGCGAACCCACGGGCGCCGCTGCGCCGGGAAACGGGCACAGCGTTATCGAGGCCAAGCTCGGCGATGATCGCCTGCGCGCGCGGCAGCGTCGCCGCAACGACGCCGATGCGCCGGGCGCTCACAGGTGTGCACCCATGTGCGCAGCCTGCGCAGTGGACGGTGCACCGGCGCTCAGGTGCGCGCGCACTATGCGCCGTCCTGCACGAACTCGTACAGGCGCTCGGCCGTCTCGCGCACCGTTGCGTGATCGTCCTGCACGCCCGACTCATGGATGCGCACGGCCAGGCCCACGACGTCGAGGCGCACGCGCTGCTCGGCGATCCTCGCGTCGACGGCGGCCTGACTCTCGGTGAAGGTCCAGACGGTCGAGGCAGGGTCGGGTGTGGGAGCGTTCACGATCGGGGCCTTTCGAGTTTGCGGTCACACCGGCAGCGGTCGTTGCCGGGTTTGGAAAAAAACGTGCCGACCTGCGGCTTTTGGAAAAAAATGCCGGGGAGAGACGGGTGCCT